GCGGGTTGTTCTCAAGTACGGCGACGGGCGGGTTGGAAGATACGAGGTACATTTCTAATCCGCCCCTCTTTATTTTTTCCCGGAAACGAAACATTTATATACTCCGCCTGCATACTACTATTCGGTGACTGACATGGACGAGCTGACTTATGGGTTGGAGCACTGCTCGAGTGACGACTACTACATAGACGGCCCGAACCCAATGGACTCCCGCCCCAAGATGAGGTGGGCGGCTGATCGGGCGTGGGAGCGCTATGTGATACTCACCGAACTCGAGGCGGAGGATCGGAGAGACGATTCTTGGTGGGCGGGCGAACCGAAAGATTTATAAGGGGCGCCTGCGTAGTAGTATGTGGTGACTGACATGGACTATGGAGATGTAGCTGAGTCGGAAATCGAGGAGCAGCTCGACCGGGAGCTGGTCGAGGAGATTGAGGCGGAGATCGCCCGAGCTGAGGAGGAGGCGGCGGCGGCTGCCTACCGAGACCAAGGGCGGATACTCAACGGTGAGGTAACATATGACGGGGTATTTGTCGAGGTCGAGAACTACGGATTCGTCTGAATGTTAAGAGGTGTTAACAACCAGATGGTTATGCGACCCGAAAAGGTCAAGAAGAACCTGCTTGACATAGTTGACGGTACAAGGTGCATCCTAGAAGCACAGACAGGTGAACGTGAGCCAGACGAATGCAAACCCGTGCTTCGTGAAAGTCTTGTCACGTTTTGCAAGATTGCGCAACGGACGGAACGCAAATTCTCGCGGGATGACCCCTCGTATTCGATTGCGAACTTTACTGGCTACGGACCTCAACAGATGCGTCTTATGGGAGAGATATGTAGTTCTGCGTCAAGATCAGCGTGGCCATCATGCGATGCACTCCAAGCAAACTGGGATGAGTATCGTTACAATTCTATGGCGCACAGAGAATGTGAGCGTGAGATTGAAACGGCAATCCGAACACGACCAATAGAGAAGGCAACCAATGCTCACAGAATGATTCGCGCGTTTGAGCATATGCGGAACTATATGCATGTCAGCGGATATTTTTTACCCGACTATGTTTGGGTCGTGCCAAAACGATTGCGGGAGCCAGTAAAGCAGGTCTTTACTGACCTAGCGAGCGAGAAGATAGAATCGGTGAAGGATTTAGATGTGATCAGAGATCAGATCGAAGACTTGGATTGAACGTTAAGTGGAGTTAACAACCAGCGCTAATAGGACTCGAGCCCCCATCTTTTCTTTTGTGGGTCGAACGAAACATTTATATACTCTGCCTGTAAGGGGTATCTTATGAAGCTGGTGCGTGATGGCTTCGGCGTGGAGGTCTGCGTCAAGTGCGGCGCTGATCTGCAGTTCTTGGGTGGGCGCTCGTGGCGCTGCCCCGAGTGCTGGGAGCTTTACGAGGAATACCCCGAGGAGGAGTATAACCCAGAACTCGAGCGGGTGAAGAGGCGGATCGAGCTGGCGAAAGAGGTGGGACTGATATGAGGCGCTACAAGAAGGCGGAGCCCGTGAGTTGGGCGGTGAAACCCAAGAGTCGTTTCCCGCCCGAGGCGTGGGCGGTATTGTGGTTGTGCGACATAGCGGTTATATAGAGGGAGGATACCTGATTACGGTAGATTATCATTGCTAGGAGGCAACTTGAAGTGAAGTGTCCCGTGTGTGGTGAAGAGATAACACATCTGGTAAATTATACCAATGAATTGGTTGTATATTACGTTGGTTTAGATAAAAACGGTGAACTAGGATTTAAGAAAGAAGACAGCATACCTTCTGATTCAGCATTGGATGAGTATGAATGTCCAGTATGCAGCATCGTTCTATTTGATAACCCTGATGATGCTGTTAAATTCATAAAAGGTGAGTGTGATGACTGAATACCTCAATAATAAAACTATAACTGTGCCCGCAAAAATGGTTAAAGCCATAGTTAGACACGCTGCGAATCCGATGAATTCTCCTATTCTTCTAACAAACACATTTCTCACCTAAAAAGAAAAAAAGGATCCATAGCCTATTAGCATCCCTGCTTAAATATGTTTCGGTGGGCACCAAGGAAACATTTATATACTCGAGTGCGCAACGGTATTCAGTCGGCGGGTGGCCAAGCTTTCGTCAAGCTTCCCGTCCCCGTGAGGTCGCCCGCCGATACCTTACCAAGGAGGTGATGCGTTTCAAGTTTGCTGATATTGGGCTCGCCATTGTTGCGGTGGTGGTGCTGGTGCTGGCGGAGACGCTGGCGTTCATTCTGGGAGCCCCGCCCAAGAAGAGGGGCCGGAAACCGAAACATTTATAAACACCGATGACTACGGTATTGGCACAGGTTAAAGGAGGTGAATGTCGTGACTCTGAGCGATGCGCAATTCTTCTTGAATATGATTCAGCAGAATATGGTCATTCTGTTCTGATTCTCATTCTGTTGGCTAAGGATCTATTCAAGAAGTGACCATAACCGAAACATTTATATACTCGGGCTGCGTAGGTATATTCGGTGACCTGTGTGGCAACATACAAGTATACCTTCGAGACCCCGGCGGTGGCAACCGTCACCGTCGAGGTCGAGGCGGAGAACGACAAGGCGGCGGAGCGTGCCGCTGTCATCAAGGCGTTCGACATGCCCCCCGAGGCGTGGGAGCGCGTGGTCCCCGAGCTGGAGAGCGTCGAGATCGTCAAGTTTGAGGTCACGGATATCCCGTGACCGCCCCCTCTTTTTTCAGAAACATTTATATACTCTGAATCCAAGGACAAGGTGGTGATGCGGATGCGTGAAACCGAAAATCTGCGAACCGTGACCGTGCCCCTGACGTGGGACTCGGTGGCGGAGGTCGAGTGCCCCCATTGCGGGTGCGAGCGACTGGTTGAGCCTGACGCCAACTATGTCGTCACTTGTGAGGGCTGCGAGAAGCGATATCGGGTGGCGTCTCTCATCTGAGGGGCGCCCGTTTTCTTTTTTTGCCCAAAACGAAACATTTATATACTCGGGCTGCATACTACTATTCGGTGATGGCGTGACCACAACCAAGGATTTGCGGACGGCTGAGGTGCTCGAGCGCCCGAAATGCGACTTTTGCGGGAAGCCCGCAGAAGTTGACGGGCGGACTCGCATGGGGCCGTGGGCGTTTATGTGTGAGGGGTGCTACCCCAAGTTTGGCGTAGGGCTCGGGCTCGGGCGTGGGCAACTGCTCATAGTTAAGGGGGAATAATCCCCCAATTTTTTCTTTTTTGCCAGAAACGAAACATTTATATACTCGAGGCGCATAGTGTTATACGTGAGTGGCGTCGGCGCTGGTCGGCATAACCCGGTAACGGGCACTTTGCTGGTTAACCGATTGCGCTCACACTTTTTCTCGAGGCTCGAGGAAACGAAAGATTTATAAGCGTGGCGTGCAATGTACTTGTAGAGGTGATGTGTGTGTTGTTTGACATCGGGCAACTGGTGGCTACGGCTGGCGTGGACGCCCTTATGTGGGAAGATATGGACTTCTACCGATTTGTGGTGGGGAGCTATGAGAGACACACTAAGGGCGACTGGGGCGACTTGCGCCCCGAGGACAAGGCCCTGAATGACGAGGCACTCGAGGGCGAGGGTCGCCTGTTCAGCGTCTACGAGGGCAAGTATCCCATACCCAAGATCTGGATCATAACCGAGGCGGACAGGAGCGCCACAACGATCCTGTTCCCGAGCGAATACTGAGGGGCGACAAATCGCCCCTATTTTTTTGGCTATGGGGGCTGGCGACAATTACGAGTAAAAAATCTGGCTCGAGACAAATCCCTGTTCTAACTAATTTTGCTGGGTCAGGACAAATCCGATTAAATTAGCTGACTCGAGGCTCCGAGGGAAACATTTATAAGGGGCGCCTCGTATGACTATATTGTGGGTGGCGTCGGCGCTGGTCGGCATAACCCGAAACCGGGCACTTTGCTGGTTAACCGATTGCGCCCACACAACCGAAACATTTATAAGCTTCGGTTGCATAAGTATATGTGTGAGGCGGGCGCCGACACAGCGGGTGGGGGCACTCGCTCACTGGGGCGCTGCTCCACCGCTTCGCACTATCCCCTGGGGTTCCGGGGGCCTGGGCAGGAGAAGAAGTGCCTGCCTGGGTTTCTGCCCCCGCCCCGTGGGGAAACGAAACATTTATATACTCGGGCTGCATAGCTATATTGGCAACGGGGCGGTCCCGTGAGGCGGGTTTGGAGATCCGCCAAGAAGCGGGCTTCGAGTAAGAGGGGTCTGCCAACCCTGATGAACAGTTGCCGGTCAACTGGCAACCGCCCCACCTTCTTCTAATGCCGGGGGCTCGAGCGCCACCGAAACATTTATATACTCGGGCGCTAATGGGTTAGTGGTGACTCGTGTGAGAGAAACCATCGAGAAGAGCAAGAAGAGCAAGAAACCAGCGCAGACCGCTAAGCCTTCGAGGGCTTGGGCAGATAGCACTCACTCGCCTGGGTGTATGTGCAGGGCATGCCTGGAGAGAAGGCTTTTCTACGGCGGGCGCTGAGAGGCGCCCATTTTTCTTTTTTCTGTATAGATGGCAGGGTATAGATGGCACGGTATAGATGGCAGGGTATAGATGGCATAGATGGATGGATGGATGGATGGATGGATGGAATCTCTGCTTTTTTATAGCCGTTTTTTGGGGGGCCTAAACCGACTGGTCGGTTTTTTTTGACTGACTCTCAGTCAGTGACTGAATACCAGTCAGTATCATCTAATCAAAACCTATCGATACCTTAACGTTAAGGTTGTGATATTCTGATTGAATTTGGTCTGATTTTAGGAAATCTTTATAAGGCATAGCTATGTACTACAAAACGCCCCTTTTGGGACAGGAAACGAAAATGAACACAAAACGGAGCAATTGGGAAAGCGCAGAGGAATTCGCTAAGGCGTTTTGGGATTGGTCAAGAGAGCCTGAAAATCCCGAAGCATGGAAAGTGTGGGATAGAATCTTCGAAGATTCTACCTCGTGGGAAAAGAGGAAAGGTCTGCTGATGCTAGCTGGCAAGATAAGAGCCCAAGCAATTGACGAACACCGAAAGTCTCTTTGCGAATGCGGAAAAGAGGAAGCACGTTTTTGCGAAGAATGTAGTCTGGAATTCGCAAGAGACGTTCTATCGGAAAACCCTTGGGAAATCTGAGGAGGAATCGCAAGTGAGGCCAACATTCAATTGGGGAATAGCGTATTGCCCAACGCACGGGAACGAACTTATGCGGACCGGTCCGAACGTATATGTGTGCCCCGTAGACCAAGAAGTCTTTCACACATATGCTCCCCACAGGAAGCCATACCAAGCTATCAAGGCTGAGCTTAGACCTTATGCGTAAGACTGGCATCTATTAGGCATCTATCAGGGGACCGGTAATGGGGAACCGGTCCCCTCTTTCTCTTTCTTCATCTTCAGCTTTCGACCTTCAGCCTTCAGCCTTCAGCCTTCGACCTTCAGCCTTCAGCCTTCAGCCTTCAGCCTTCGACCTTCAGCCTTCAGCCTTCGACAAAGGCTCCAGTCCAAAGGAACCTATACCCATTGAGGAGGAGGGGTGGCCCCATCAGCGCACATAACTTTCAGTTTCCCCAGTCACCTGTCACCAGCCCCCTGGCTACCGAAACATTTATATACTATGGGCGCGTATTGTTCCTATGTGTGCATGTATGATTGCAGATGAATGGATACGTAATACCCCTAGGCTTCGGCGCGGTATTGTCTGGTGTACCAAGTGCGGGCATCGCGAGAGGGTTGACCCTAAGGAATGCATATTGCATGGGTGGCCCGTGCACTGCGGCTACACTATGACTATAGACTCGCCAGAAGAGAGGGGGCGCCCTGAGTGATTGATGGGAGGCGGCTTATTGAAGGAGTCTGAAGTAGAATTTAGGTTGCGGGCCTTGGAGAGGCTCACGCAGGATCTTATCGAGCGCCTTAATATGGATGATAATTGCCTTATGATCTGGTGCGATGGCTGTTTTGCGTTCTTCCCTGGCGACATGACCGTGCAGCGCGGCGACCTTAATTTATGTTGGGCTTGCGATGAGAAGGGGAAGGAGGAGGCGGGCTGAGTGATTTTTGGATACGATGAAACTTGTATGGAGGAGGCGGTCTGCGTCTTTGATTGGAAGTGTGAGAAGTGTAAGCACATGGATGCCAAGTGGCTGGCTCATAGAGAAGAATGGGATCTTTGGTGCACCCTTCTGAACGAGGATATGGATTCAATGTTCATTGCAGAGTGCGATGCCTTTAAGGAGGCTGGCTGAATGAGCGAAAACGAACCTGAACTTGCGGAGCCATTTGGTGATGTATGTATGAGTCAGGAACCTATAGGATTATGCCCCTTCTGCCGCCAGGAGGTTTACGGCGGCGCATTACATTGTTGCCCTATAAGGGGGGGAGTAGAGCTAGATTATCGGGACTTGTTGCCTATGCCCAATTTAACAAGTAGAGCTGAGCCCCTGGCAGAGGAGCACTGGTCATATATTTCCGACTTGCTGGGGGTCCACGATGTGGGCGACGAGATGATAGAGGCTATTAGGTTCCACTATATTCGGGCTTTCATACACGGCTATAAGCACGGGTTAGAGGATGCGCAAAACGAAACATTTATATACTCTGGGCGCGTATAGTATTGTGGTGTTTTTGTATGGTTTCTGTTGAGCTTTCTGATGGGCAATACGAGTATATTGTAAAGCTGATTAGGAGCGATGTGGCTAATAGGGTAGAAGATTATAACCGTTCCCTGGGGCGCCTATCCCAGGTGGAGCCCGGTAATTCTCCCGCCCTGGAATACTGGGAGAATGTGCGCGACGGCTACAAGGTGGGGCTCGACAGGGCGCGCGCCGCCCTCTCCGCTATGGAGGGCGCCTGAAGTGGGCGCGATCCACTACGTTGCTGGTTTAATTCTAGCTGTGGCCTTGGTGACTGGTTTTGTTTCCTTGATTGTATTTCTTAAGAACCATCCTGATTTTATTCCCTGGTTTGTTATTGGTATCTTTATATTTGTGTTGACTCTATTTTTTGGTGTAATTCTGGAAGAGATGTTTTTCAATGATGCTGCGTAACCTAGCCATTGGCGGCTTTATTTCTGCCGCTTTGATTTTGGGCACTATGGGCATTGTGGAGCTTCTTAGGGCGCATCCTGAATACGCCACATTTTTTGCGATTGGTATATGTTTTGTGCTTCTTACTTACGCCGTCTCCTTTTTCCTGGACGAATTGGAGGAGGATGATTAGTGATGCCCCAGGAGCCGTGGTTCCCGCATTGTATGCGTTGCGCCATCAAGCACTCCCTGGGGCTGGAGCAGCACCTGGGGGAAGCCATAGAGAGGGCGGCTCGCTATGCCCCTGGCGACGTTGACAAATATGTTGGGTTGCTGGCTAAGCAGATAGATGTTCGGAAGGGGCTCGAGGAGATATACTTTTCGGATGAGTCTATGGTGTCGCTGAGTGTGGGCTTCGATGTTGATGGGTGGACTATTAAGAAGGCTCTTGATAGTATAATTGAGGGCGGCGAGTAATATGGACATTGATCTTTTGCTTATGCGCATTATGGTTTCCTGTATAGCTGGAGTGCTTCTTTTTATTGTTGCTGCCATTTCTGTTTCTATGGTTAACGCTGGCGCCCCCCTGTTTGCCGTGGTCCCATTCGCATCTATGATTTTTGTTGGTTTTGGCGCGGGGCTAATTATGGTTTTGAGGTCTTGATATGTTCCAGGAGATTGGTATGAAGGATATGTTTTCTAAGTATTGTACGTGTTGCGAGGAGATGCGTCCTACTAGGGATAAGTATTGTTATGCGTGCGGCTCTCACTTGAGGGACGCCAAAGTTAAATGTTACCTGTGTGGCAAGGGCGCTGTCCACATTGGCGACAAGTTTTGTAGGAGTTGTGGATACCGATTTTTTGGTTAGGGGGTTTATTCTATGAATATGGCTCCGCCCGTGTACCCAAAGTATCCTAAAATAGACACCCTATACAACAGGGGTGATGACTTCAAAGTTATCCCTGACGAGGACCACTTGCGCCTCAAGGAAGCCGCCCTGATTCGCAGGTGGACGGTCACCGAGAAGATTGATGGCACGAACACTAGAATTATTTTTGAGCCCAACTGTATGGAGGGTGGCTGCGCCACTGAGGTAATCGGTCCCACAGTATTTTATGGGGGCAGGACCGACAAGACTGACCCCAGTATGTTTGAGAGGCTCGGTTTGGTCGATCTGTTCGATAAGGTGTTCACGGTTGATAAGCTTGCAGCCGCGTTCCCTGATATGGATGGTCCAGTTGTCCTATTCGGTGAGAGCTATGGTCCGAAGATCAATGGGGGCGGCGCGTATTCCTCGGTCCCCAGTTTCCGGCTGTTCGACGTTCTGGTGGGCAACTGGTGGCTCGAGAGGAGTTCCGTGGAGGATATTGCTGCCCAGCTAGATATAAAGGCGGTCCCCGTGTGGGGCTACAAGACGGGCTTGGGCGGCATCGTGGAGCTTGTGCGCCAGGGTTTCCCGTCATTCGTCTCTATGGAGGAGGGCGACGGTGAGCGCATGGCTGAGGGTATCGTGGCGCGCACGGAGCCGCTGCTGCTGCGGCGCAACGGCAAGCCGCTGGTAATCAAGTTGAAGACGAAGGATTTTGGTTAATATGTTGAGTGATACACAAAACTTATTACTAACTATGTTGATGGGGCAGTGGCTGGTCATAAATTATGTTTTGTTGTTCTGGCTTGGAATAAAAGCTAGCAGGGGATTTAGATGACCGACGATAGCGTATACCTGTTTGTACCAATTCTTGGCTTGGCGCTAATGATTCTTGGAACCTCATTTGATATGGATGGTTTGGTAACTACGGGTTTCGGTTTGTGTTTTGGCAGCGCATTATTGGGCTTATACTTTTCGTTGTTTGGTTGATTTATGATGGACATCGAACCCCTCGTTGACAAGAGCGTATACATTCTGCGCGAGACCTACTCCCAGTTCAAGAAGGTGGGCTTGCTGGCGTCATTCGGCAAGGACTCGGTGGCAATGCTGTCCCTGTGCCGCGAGGCTTTCTTTGGTCAGATTCCTTTCGATGTTATCCATATTAACACTGGCTACAAGTTCCCAGAGATGTATGCCTTCCGCGAGGCCCTGACCCTTAAGTGGGGGCTGAATTTGAAGGTGGCGCGCAACCTGGAAGCTATGGCTAACGATATGTGCCCCGACTATGGGCGCTTCGAGTGCTGTACCGCCCTCAAGACGGAGGCGCTGAAACAATTGTTGGCGCTGGAGCACTATGACGCCCTGGTCGTTGGCATCCGCAGGGACGAGCACGGTGTCAGGGGCAAGGAGCATATAATGTCGCCGCGCACCAGGGAGGGCTTCTGGGTTCCGTATAAGCATAACCCCGAGGCAGTAGAGTCCAAGGGGATTGTGCTTAACACTGATATGGAGCTTGAGGGATGGTCCCTATTCGAGTCCGACTTTGGACCGGGCATGGACCACGTTCGCGTCCACCCGCTGCTGCACTGGTCCGAGCTTGAGATATGGGAGTACACCCGCGACAGGGGGCTGCCCGTGTGCCCGCTATATTTCTCTGACATGGGGCGCCGCTATCGCTCCCTGGGATGTTATCCTTGTACGTCTCCTGTGGCGAGCGAGGCCGCCACCATCGACGATATCATCGAGGAGTTGAAGTCAAGCAGGGTTGAGGAGCGCTCGGGGCGGGCGCAGGATAAGGAGTCGGAGAATGCGATGCAGAAGTTGAGACACCTGGGGTATATGTGATGAAGGATTTGTCTGCTACTGTTGGCGATACGTATAAGAAGCTTGCTGCCGTAGAGGAGCGCATTATATGGGATGAGATTCTGAATCAGCTAGCTGAGCAGGATTTGTGGCTATGTATTTACGAGACTCAACCAAGGCTAACAAAGTCTCTCAAGATTGGTTCTGATTTGCCTGATGAATTAGAAGACTCTTATTCTGTGGAGCGCGACATTAAAGTTTTGCTGCGCTGCGGCGGCGAGATGGAGGATCTTGGTCTGGAAAAGATGCACCAGAGGCTTGTTTACAATGATGGCAATCTATTCAAGGAGGCTATTTGTAAGTGAAAACGGATAAAGATGTAAAGAAGGAAGAGGATAACGAAAAGAAAGAAGAGAAGCCCAACATTGTCAAGGAGAAGGAAATTATCCAGCAGCAGGGGGCTGCCCCTGGGCGCGTTATTTTTATGCAGAACTCTAATGGTAAGGTTATGGTTACTTCGCAGTTCGCTGGGGATCCCCCGGAGAAGCTGGCTACCCTGGCTACCGTTATGTTCCAGCAGGCGACCGGCAACAAGGGGCCTTTCAGCGACCTGGAGAAGAGGGACTACGTATGAGGTTCCTGTGCCGCGCCATAAAGTATAAGCATAAGCGGGGCTGGAACTCAGTGGTTGTGGCTGAAGAAGACGCCAGGATTAATGGGTTCAAGGATATGTCTATATGGCTGAGGGGCAAGATAAAAGAGGGGTACGGTATGATTACCATAACTGTCCCGGTGGATGAGCAAGTATGTCAAGACTAGACGATTTCGATATGGACACGTATCGCGCCCTGTTAAAACACCTGGGGTGCAAATATAATATAACTAATATGTGGGAGTATGATGAGGTAGAGTGCCCATACTTGGTCCTCAGGCACGACATTGATTTTTGCTTGAAGGCCGCCGAACATATGGCTTATGTTGAGTCGCGCCTCGGTATCAGGTCTTCTTACTTGGTGTCTTTTTCTTCCCCCTGGTATAACCCGCTCGAGTTCGGCAACATAGAGTTGATACAATCTATTAGTGATTATGGTCACGATGTTGGTGTTCACTATGACCCAATTGCAGTTGGCACTCTTGGAGAAGGGTTTCTAAAAGATCAGATAAAGATCCTAGATAAAATTATTGATGATGGTGTCTGGTCTATATCTCCTCATAATCCTTCTATTACCGATGATCCCCTAAACGATTTGGATGGTAATGCTTACCGTATAGCCAGGGACGAAAATATGCTATACGTTTCTGATTCCTGTATGTTGTGGGATCCTTTTGACGCTGACTTGATGCTTAATTGGGCGTCTCAGCGAGTTATGTTGTTGGTTCACCCAGAGTTCTGGGTATACGAGGGAGACTTTTTTGATGAGATAGTTAGCGAGAAAACGTATGATCTAGATATAGAATCATATCTTGCTGAATCCAGGTGGAGAAAGTCTTACAAGGCTGACAAGAGTTACCAGAATCCTGTTTGCCTCGAGATGTTGGTTTTCTAGATGAAGTGTCCTAAGTGCGGTCACGAGTGGGCTTACTGTATGGGTTGCGGCGAGGTTATAGCGAGGTGGCAGGTTTATTGCAAGCGCTGCCTTAAGGCGCATACCTCGACCGAGACGTATACTTCTAATCTCAGTGATTCTGTGCGAGTGCGCTGGAAGCACGGCTACCCAGCGCCAGGGGAATTGAAGTGAAGAAAACATATGAGTGCAACAGATGTGGCGTAGTGAAACTTGTTTCAGAGTTCCCAAAATGTAAAAGAGGGCGCGGGTTTCAAGGAACTTGCAAAGCTTGTAAACGGGAATGGATGCGCAATGATAGAAAAAAGTATCCAGAGAAGTATCGTGCAAAAGATTTAAAGAGTCTTTATGGTATTACGTCAGAGATTTACAATGATATTTTGCGAGAGCAAGGCGGCGTATGCGCAATATGTGGAAAAGAAGATACAACTAAAAACAACTTTCTTCATATAGATCATAACCATAGAACTGGGGAAATACGTGGATTGTTGTGTTCGCATTGTAATCTAGGTTTGGGTAACTTTATGAATGATGAAGAAATATTGTATAGCGCAATAAAATATCTTCGAGGTGATGCCCGGTGACTCTCGTAGCGATTCACCAGCCCTAACTTCTTGCCATGGGTTCCCTATTTCCAGAAGATGGTGGATGCCGACTTATTTGTTTTTTTAGACCACATTCAGCATTCCCCGCAGCGGTGGACCCACAGGACCAGGATGGCTGATGGGGAGTGGCTCACGGTCCCCTTGGTCCGCAAGTCTGATAGGCGCCCCATAAGGGAGGTTGAAGTGGCGCTGGATGATCGTTGGAAGAAGAAGGCTCGCAAGAGGGTTGACTACTTGTATTCCGACATTAAGGATATATACCTTGGTCGCAAGAAGTTTGTTTTGTCTTACCTGGAGCAGAATTGGAAGCTCCTGCTAAATATGAATATGTGCCTGATAGATTTTATTAGATTTAATATGGATATTGACACCAAGTGCGTATTTTCTTCTGGTTTGAAGCTCAGCGGCGCGGGTGGCGAAGAATTGATACGGGAAATTCTTCTCAATGTTGGCGCCACTGGATATATTGTGGGGCAGGGTCACGAGTTATATGGTAACGCCGACTTCCTTGATGGGTTAGATATAGAGACCATAGACGCTGACTATAGTGATGAGCGCCCCATACTGGATTTGTTGTTCAACGGGGAGAACGTTAACCGAAACATTTATTAGTGACGGGCGACTATTATTCATATGTACATTAAGGAGGTGTTGCTCAATGCCAGGATTTGATGGTACGGGACCAGATGGCGGCGGCCCATTGACGGGGCGCGGTCTTGGTCTGTATAGGCTTGACACTCCGTTTGTTGCCCCAGAAAATATCCCTGTATATGGCAGGGGTATGGGTCGCAGGCGCGGGCGCGGCTTTGGTCGCGGCAGGGGGCGCTTTGCTAGGGGGCGTGGCTTCTATGGCTAAGGGAGTCCCCAAGCGCGACGGCAGCGGCAAGGGCCAGAGGGCTAATCGTGGTCGAGGCGGATGTAAGACTACGCGTAGCACTGGAAGAGGCAGTAATCGCCGCTAAAAAACGAAACATTTATAAGTGATGAAGTACATAGTATATGTGCCCATTGGCCTCGAGTTGGTCAATGGTGCGTAAATAATATGCGCGGGTGGTACCCGCCCCGAGGGGAGAACCCGAGGCATCGGGAATTCGGGACAGCCTAACCAGCGAGTCCCGCCCCTCGGGAAGAATATTCAAAGGAATCCGGCGAAACAGATGGAGTCCGAAGCGGTCTCTGGTGGCTTGTGGGTTCGACTCCCACCGCATACAGCGGGCCTATCGCGCGTGACCGCAGCAGACTCGTCCGGGGGCTTTCTAGAAGCATACCCCCTCTGCGCCAGTGGATCTGCAATTTTAATTAATTAATAGAAATCTTTTTAAGTCACGCGACTTATTCTTTTCTATGCGCCCAAAGAAGCCGCTCTCGGAGAAGAAGACACGGCACATAACCGTAACCGAGGGCACATATAACCAGATAAAACACATAAAGTTTGTAGAGGGCTGCCCTGACTATGGTTCAGTTATAGCTTTGCTAATTAAATCCAGCTCCCTGGGGGCAAATCGTAATGGGTAAGGACAGTATCATAGATCTCACCGAAGAAGAAAAAATGGAAATAGCTATGAGACAGGTAAGGGACAAGAAGGTTCCATACAAGAGAAAGAAGAAAAGGGCGATGTCTCCAAAGCAGAAGATGGCTATTGAACATAGGCGCTCCATTGTGTACGAGTTGGGCATTCGCGGCATGACCAACAGACAGATAAAGACTGAGTTGGCTAAACAAGGTATAGATGTTAAAACCACAACTTTGAATAGCGACAGGCACGCCATACGAGAATGGTATGCTAATCATCCAGAGAACTATGAGATTGTTCGCCGCGAGCTTATGGATTCTCTTAGGCAGACAAAGAAGCTTATGTATGATACTTATGAGTCCGCCGAACCTGGGAGCAAGGAGCAAGTTATGGCGCTCAAGGGTATGGCTGATATTGATTTGGGAGTTGTGAAGATTATTACTCCAACCCTGTCTTTGCAGGCGCATACAACCCTAAAAGATGTTATATCTAATCAGCCCACGCCCGATATACCAGATCCAAATACCATAGAAGCTACATACGAGGTAAATAAAGATGACGAAAGCGAAGAAGAAAGCCCCGAAGTCGGCGCCCCACGTTCCGAGGGAGATGAAGTGGAAAGTGTTCAGGATGGTGGGGTACGAGCCCCATCCAGCACAGATTCCGTTTCATCTTGATACCCACCGATTTCGTATCCTCTGTTGTGGCGTAAGATCTGGGAAGACTTATGCAGCCGCGCACGAGGCTCTAGCGGCGCTGGTGTGCCTCCCTGATACGCGTGGGTGGATTATAGGACAGACATATACGCTCTCTGAGAAGGTTTTTAGGGAGGTTTACAGGCTTGTAAACACCCCAATTATTAAGCCATATGTTGATAAACAAAGCGAGCATACTAAGTTCATCCGCCTGGATAATGGATCCGAAGTTGTTGGTAAGTCGTGCGTGGAGCCAGATCAGCTCCTTGGAGAAACATTGGATTGGGTAGTTCTGGATGAGGGTTCCAGAATAAATGAAGAGATATGGAGCCAGTATATACAGCCCCGCCTCGCTACAAAACTTGGATGGGCGGCAATTATTTCTACACCTTTCGGAAAGAACTGGTTTTATCAAGCATTCTTGAAGGGGCAAGATCCCAGTGACAAGTATTACAAGTCTTGGACTTTCTCTAGCGACGTTTCGCCTTATGTCCCAGAAGAGGAGTTCGAGTATCACAGGAAGAACGATCCAGATAGGGTTTTCAGGCAGGAATGGCTAGCTGAATTTATATCTGGCGGCGGAGAGGTTTTCCAGGGTCTAGACGAAATAATTAATCCCAAACTCAGGATCTCTAATACCCCGATGGAGGGTAAGCAATACATTATGGGCGTGGACGTTGGCAAGCAAATAGATTTCACAGTTATAGTGGTTATGGAGAAACAAACTGGCAGGGTTGCATACATAGAGCGTTTTAATAAGATGGATTGGGCTAGGCAGATAAACCATATAGCAGAGCTTGCCCAGGATTGGAATGGCGCCGAGGTGTGGCTGGATGCCACAGGTGCTGGCGACCCGCTGTTCGATATCTTGGTTCGTATGGGCACGAATATATATCCATACAAGATTAGCAGGACCACAAAGATCCCTCTGATAGACAATTTGGCTATGTGCATAGAGAGGGAAATGATAAGCGTGCCACCCTGGAGCACGGATAACGTTCTTATGGAGGTATTGCGCGAACTCGAGATGTTCGAGTATTCTGTTACGGACGCTGGCAATGTTACTTACGAAGCTCCGAAGGGGCAGCACGACGATTGCGTCATATCGTTGGCACTGGCAGCCTGGGGCATCAGCCAGTCGCCTAGCGCCAGGGTTGCTCCAGATGACATATGGGAGATCACGCCTTTCGGTAAGGGGGGCGTTTTGCCGACCAGGAATGATCTTGGGACCGAGTTTCATAACTTTTCTGGCAGAATTGTTGATATTCAAGCCCGATAAAACCGAAAGGTTTATAAAGGATGACGTATATATACTTATAGGTGTCGTTTATTCCTGATACGAGAATTATGATTCCATTCTGTGGGGCACCAAATGGGGAAGCCATTGCCCACGACATAAAGAAGTTTCATCCCTCTGTTTTTCTCGTTGGCACCGACTCCAACGATTGGGCTAACAATAGGTGGTTGTACGACAGGTTTGTTGTGGTTCCAGAGGTTTCTGATTCTAAATATATTTCTATTGTTCAAGCCACGGCTAAGTCCTGTAAGTGGATCTTCCCTCTTAACTCTATGGATGCCGCCAAGCTACAAAAGTCCAAGGTCTTGAATGGTTCTCGAGATGGGGTAAACAAGGTACTCGCCTCCAGCCCCGATGTCATACTGGAGGCTTCCAACAAGGCTGCCCTATACGACAGGTTTGGCATCCCATACAAGGTTGCGACGGGGCAATCTATGCTGCTCCGATTGAACCAGATGGGAGTAGATAAGAGGGGTCTTGTTGTCAAACCTCTCGGGGGTAGGGGCACCCGAGGGGTATTCATTATTAAAAAGATAGATGATTTCATAGCTAGGAACGAGTTTAAACCAGGGTTTCTTTATGTGTCATATCCGCGCTTCCTGAATATGTTTACTGCTTCTAAGTGGTTTAACGATTCCAGCAAGAAGTGGGTAGTTATGCCCTATTACACTGGTAACGAGTATTTCGTTAATTGCTTGTGCAAGGATGGCGAGGTTCTATGGTCCCAGGTGTTGCACGTTAAGGATAAGCGCGACCACGTTTGCACTATGGCTAGCGTTGTTAGGCATCCATCTAATCTGGCTATGGCTAAGCATATCTGCAAGGAATATGGCTTTAATTACTGGGTGAACATACAATTCATAGACGATCACTTGATAGAGGTTAACCCAAGGATCTCGTCTTTCGTGGCTTCCAATGATTACTCTGTTCCATATTTGGCTGTCAGGTTAGCTGAGGGAGAAGTAGTAAACGAGAAGAGGTTCCCGCCGCCGCCAATAGGATCCACTTTGCAGCGGGTATTTCAGTCATATTACTTGGGTATATAAGAGGTGTTTTTTTGCCTATTTTGAAGGGAAATATTCTTTTGGGAAAGGACGATGGCGACCGCATACTGGTCGGAAATGAAAATATAATTGTTGGCAAAGAGGTAGTTGTTTCGCCATTTTCTTTGCTGGATGCCAGCTCTGGCAACATAGATATTGGCGACAGATCTATTATAGAAGAGGGAGTTATGATCCGCACTAGGGTTGTCAAGACGATTAGGGGCAAGCCCGACGGCAGCCCTGATTATGATGTTGTGACTGGAGATGTAGTTATAGGAAGTGACGTGGTTATTGGCGCCAACAGTGTTATTGATCCGAATGTGGTTATAAAGGATGGCACTAATCTGGCGCCTAATAGCTGGGTATGGAAGGATTAGTTTGAAGATTTGTGTTATTGGCGGCTGCGGCTTCCTTGGTTCGGCTATTTGCGAGGAGGCGCTGAAACAAAACATAGACGTTGATGTTGTTTCGTTGCTGGTTACTGGGCAACTATGGTGGGATATAGAGAAGGAGGGCTCCGATTCCCCTACGATATGGGAGGGCAACCCTGGGGTATATATTTCTGACATAGACGGGTTCTCATATGGGGGCTATGACGGCGTAATTAATTGCGCCTGGGTGCGCACTCCTTCTTACGTTGATGCTTTCAAGGAAGCCACGGGTGAGGTTCTCACGCTCATAAGGGAAATGGAGATCAAGACTTTCGACAAGATGGTGCAAATATCTTCCGCCAAGGCTAACGTTCCATACGAGAATTCTTATGGCGCCCTGAAAGCCGCATGCGATATGGCTTGCGCGGGCGCTATTTCTAAAGGGCTAAATATATCCATTATGAAACCCTGGAATATGTTTGGTCCCAGGCAGCCTGCCCCTCAGTATAAAGCGTTTCTTCCTATGCTGCTGCACAATTGGATTAATGGTAACCCATTTACTGTGTATAGCGGGCATACAACCCTTAATTTTGAGTACGTTAAGGATGTGGCTAGGGCGTCTATTAATTGTGTTTCGGATGTGCCTACCATAAGAAAGGTATGGTCTGTATCCACTGAAGACTTAATAGAGCTTGTCAGATCCTTGGGAATAGATGGTGAAATAGTAATTGACAAGGAGAGAAATAAGATTCCTGATATCTCCGACGAGGATAGATTTAGAGACATCGACAATGAGTTTATCTCTAGACTTGAGGAAACAGTTGACTGGACTCTTTGGTGGGAATCTATTAACGTCTGTTAGGAATAAATATAACAATTTTCGGTGCAGAGTATTTGGTCACCCTGGTTGCGTAACAAAGGAAGTTAGTTTTCCTAATAGTTGCGTTGTGCATAGGGTTAGATTTTGTAAGAGATGCAACGAGGTATTGGAGCCGGGTTGGAAGAAAGTTTTTGAGGTATATAGATGAATGTTCGTATGTGTAAGCCATATTTCCCTCCGGGAACTTTGGATGCTGTTGGTGATGTTTTGGACTCTGGCTGGGTAGCTGGCGGCGAGAAGGCCGACGAGTTTGCCGAGATGGTCGCCAAGATTGAGGGATACGATTATGGGGTTGCTACGTCATCCTGTTCTACTGCATTGCTAGCTGCTCTTCATACCTATCCGTTCTGGGACAAGGACACCATAAGGATCCCACATATAACGTTCCCCGCCACGCTCACTCAGGTGCTGGCAGCCGGTTACGAGCCACTGATAACTGATCGCGACTTCGATATGGGGGTCGATGTGCTAGGGCTCAAGGTTGGCGACAGGGAGTGGCCCATCGGGGATTGCGCCTGCTCGCTGGGCAGCGTGGCTGATACTAGTGTACCACCAGAGATCGCCTGTTATTCTTTCCACGCCCGCAAGCCAGTTAGCACTGGCGAAGGGGGCTGCCTGTGCACCAACAATAAGAGGCTATACGATAGGGCCAGGAACATTATCTATCATGGCAAGCGCACGGGTTTCGACTTTGGATACAACTTTAGGTTGTCAGACATCCAGGCTGCCATTGGTATTGTTCAGCTAAATAAGTTTGATTTTATACTTTCTAGGAGGCATTACTTAGCACACAAGTACAATAGGTATCTTCCAGATGGTGTATCCGTGTGGGGTCAGGAAGGAAGAGATGTCAACTATGATTACAATTACCAGTCATTTGTTGTTATGGTTCCTGGGTCTTCTTTAGATGTAAGTGATATTTTAGATAATCTTAAGATTCGTGGCGTAGAGTGTTGCCAGGGGACCAGCCGCTTGCACAAGATGGCTAACTACGAGGATTATATTGATCCGTGGGCAGAGTTTACTGATTATAATTTTGTTACGCTGCCTTTCTATATTGGTCTTGACGAGGGAGAGATTAGATATGTCTGCAACGTTCTGGAGGACGCTCTGTCTTGATCCTCTTCTTCGGGGCGCACCCAGACGACGTTGAGCTGGGCTGCGGCGGCTATCTGTCTACTCTGAGGGATGACGAGGCAGCCGTGGTTACTTTCTCTATGTGCCCCGACGTTAGCGAAAATCTCGAGAACGAGTGGAATTCTTCCCTGGATATCTTGAATGTATGTAAATGGTTAAGATTCAAGTATGATTTAACCAATAAGCATATGGATTCTGATGGAGAAAAAATTCGCGTAATTATGGAACAGTTGAAGATCCGTTTCAAGCTCCCAGGTATAGAGGCAGTATATGTGCCCTGCTCAGAAGATATGCACCAGGACCATAATGCCGTGTACAGGGAAGCAATAAAGGTTTTCAAGTCTTGCAGTGTTTTTGGTTACATACAACCCTGGAATTGCCGCGTAGAGCCATATGATGTATTTATCCCCATTAGGTCCACTGCATTAGATAAAAAGATTGAGGCCCTGGATTCGTATGCCAGTCAGGGGGGCAGGCTATACATTAAGCCCGAGAAGATAAGGGGTCTGGCAGAGCACGTTGGCTGGAAGGTTGGCGTAGAGTACGCAGAAGGCTTCGAGTGTATCAGGTATGTGAAGAAATGAATATATTATATGTTTCTTGGACAGATATGGGCAGCGGCAACTGGTTCCGCGCCCAGGCTATAAACAAGTGTACGAATAGTAATGCCAAGTGCTGGTCTCTGAATGGTATGAGCAACTATGATATGTCTGAAGCAAGAAAAGACACAAATAATGCTAAGCCTCCAGAGGAAGCCATAGAGTGGGCAGATGTTATCCACCAGAGCGACACTTTCCCTACTCAGTTTGGTTTAGATAAGCACCCAAATTTTGTCCTCGAGTTTAGGGGCGGATTTCTTAGAATGCTGTCCAGGGGTTTCTGGAATTATCAAGCCAAATACAAGATTCCAATTATAACTGTCCCAGAACTTGGTCGCTTTGTCCCAAGGTTCCATTATATCCCTATTCCATTTGATATTAACGCTATGAGTATTCCTTATCCTGAGTGGCCCGAGCCAAGACACCCACTGAAAGTTCTCCAGACTCCTTCTCGCAGGGACTACAAGGACACCGACGTTTTGATAGAGGTTTGTAATTCCCTGGATGATGTTGAGCTAACTATAATCGAGGATCAGCCTCCGAGCGCCGCCATAGAAGCAAAGAAAGAGTGCGACGTTTATTTCGATAAGTTCAAGGCTGGTAACTTTGGCGGCTCGAGCAAAGAGGCGCTCGCTATGGGTATGGCTGTTGTGTGCCGCCTTCAACCAATAGTCAGGGTTCATAATCCTATGTGCCCAATAATAAATGTTGGCAATAAAGAAGACTTGAGAAATGTTCTTAGTGCCCTCGCGTCCAATGATGACTTCTGCAAACTTATGAAGGAGAAGTCGCGCAGCTGGGCATCCTGGTTCCTATCTTTCGAGAGTGTCGCCCCTAGAATGGAGGCTTTCTATGAGTACGTTATGTTTGGCGACGATCAATACTGGTGGGACGAGCATTCAAAGATATGGAAACAGGCAGCTAAGGAGCATTACGGTATAGAGGAATTTTGGGAACCTATGGAGGTGCGCTGGTGACTAATATTGTATTGATTTCTGTGGATGATTTGCGCCTGGATTGTTTATCTTGTTTCAACGATATATCTAAACTAGAAAAGTATGGCATAACCAAAGATATGGTGTATACTCCAACTATGGATTTCCTGGCTGAGGACGGACAATTCTTTCCTAACGCATATGCGCCCGCGTCATATACTCCTTCTTCGCACGCATCTATGTTGACGGGGGTTTACCCGAATAAGCACAAGACGGTTACGTTCTTTTCTGGGATGACCAAGAGTTACCCGACATTGCCGCAAATGCTTAGTAGCAATGGATATTTCAACATTGCCTGGGTAGAGCATCCAACTTTCGAGACGCAGCGCATAACTCGTGGATTTAATCTCGTGTTTGAGCCCCTTGAGGGCGACGAAGATATGTATATAGAAGATGTTTTCGATAATAATATCGTTGGGAAAAACAACTTTTTCTTTTTCCACCTGTTCGATGTTCATAAGCCTTATTATTATGAAACTGGTGGGGCAGATAGAATATCACAAAACAATGGTTCATATATACCAAGGATAAAGAGAATATGTGATCGCCACGACATTAGTTTGTTTGACTTATCGGAAAGAGCGCTAGAAGAAGTAAACAGGATAGGTGGTTATAACAGCTTCCCATATGCTCTTCAAGAGCTGGCATACTTTAGAGCTTTCGATTTTGCTCTGCGCGAGAAACTTAAGGAAGATAACTCATTGCTAGAGGAGATGGTAAAGCTATACGTTGAAGGCGTTAGCTTATTTGATTGCTCCAAGCTCGCCAACCTGATAGTAAAACTAGAAGAGTATGATCCTGAGGTAAAAATAATACTTACATCTGATCACGGGGAGATGGAGCATAATGGAAACTTCTGTAATTCTCCATCCGTATCCGAAGAAGCTATAAGAATACCGTTAATTACCAAGGGTTTCCCAGTTTCCAAGCACCCCAAGCGTCTCTGTAGCTTGGTTGATATCGTTCCAACTATTTTGGACGCTGCAGGTGTAAATGTTCCTTCTGTTTTGGATGGATATGCACTTAATACCCTACCCTATGAGCGCCAGATATTCACTGATAGCTGGGCGCTAGAGAAGATAGAAGGTGGCGTCTTTACTGCTATAGCGAACCTAGAAAGCTCCCCCAGGAACGAAAACTTGGTTGCTGCCAGGACTATTGGTCACCTGGGAGACGCTGTTTACATAGACGGCGCGTATATCGGTGATGAGGGCGCCTTCCCTGCCCTGAAGGGGTATTTGGACAAATACGAAGATAAATTGGGGTGGTTTTAGTGCCAGACAAGGATTACAAGGTTTATACTGCCCATCTAAAAGACGGTAGAAAATGGTGTTCCCCATTTATAGATTCTTCTATAATTTTTTGGGCGCTTTCATTTGTGGATAAACACAAGAGATACATAGATATTATTTCTCCTGGCGACGTTATATTCGATGTGGGCGCCACCACTGGCGAGTACACTATCCCAGCGGCGCTGGCAGCTGGTAAGAAAGGCAAGATATATGCTTTTGAACCCAATCCCATTACGTTCTATTGTATGAAAGCGAATGCCTCTCTCTATGGGGTCAGGGTTAGCGGCTTTATGCTGGCGCTTTCCGATGTTGGCGGCAAGAAAACTAAGCTCTACACTGAGTCTGATGGTGTTTCTGGAGAATCTATGATAAAGAAATATAGACCTGGGAAGAAGATTCCTATCAATGTTACTACCGAAACTTTGGATAATTTTTGCCATAACCATAATATCAATAATATAGATGTATTGAAGATAACTGTAAATGGATATGATCCTAAGGTTTTGGCTGGCGCATTGAAGACCCTCCCGAATGTGCATTACGTTTTGATACAGACTTACCCGGATCCCGCGCTTGAGTCATCAAGGATTCTTAAGGAGAATGGTTTCGAGTGCAGGGAAGTTATTACTTACCAGGAAAAGGGTAAAGATGTATATAATGGTATAGTGATGTTGTTTGAGCGAGTATAGTAATTCTGTCAGGACGCTCGAGTTCGCTGGCGAGTGCGAGCGGCTGATTAGCGGCAACGTAAAGATGGGCAAGTGTTGCTGGATTGGCCCCTGGGTTATTCTGGACGGTTACCATAAGGACATTGTTATTGGCGACAACGTTACTATATGCGCAGGGGTAAAGATATACACGCACACAAACGAGGGCGGCAAATCATACAAGGCTAGCGTAACTATTGATAACGATGTATTCATTGGCAGCAATGCCGTAATAGAACCAAATGTTTTTATAGGGAGGGGCGGAATTATTGGCGCGAATAGTTTTGTCAAGAGGGGGACTATGGTGCTGGACGGGGAACTCTGGGCAGGCGCGCCAGCTGTAAACAAGGGGGTATGGAAGGGTTATGAAAAGCCTTGAAGATGTAGAAATAATGCTGGTGCACCCAAACAATAGCGTAGTGTACCGAAATATGAGGCGTAGCGTGCTCCCCAACGACAAGGAACACGGCAAGTCCAATCCTATCGGGCTTATGTATATCGCTGCAGTTTTGCAGGATGCTGGCGTGGGAGTAAGTATCCTTGACGCCGAAGCAAGGAATATTATGGATGAGGAAAAATATATCATTGATAATTATCCTGATGTTGTTGGTTATACTGCAACTACTCCGCTAGTAAATACCTGTAATAATATAGCTGGCATGATAAGTTACGAACTTGATGATGTGGTCCAAGTTATTGGTGGCCCGCATGCCTCAGCCGCCCCGGAAACCCTACTGGATAAGAACTTTGATTTCATTGTGCAGGGCGAGGGGGAACCAGCGGCGCCGCTTATGTTTGAAGCTGGCAGGAACAAGAAAGCAAAAATGCACGGAATATACAAGACCCCAATTGTAGATAATTTGGATGCTTTGCCTTTCCCTGCGCGCGACTTGGTTGATAACTCTCTTTATACAAACGTATATACTGGTAAGCCCACGACGCTAGTTGTTACTTCCAGGGGCTGCCCGTACCACTGCACTTTCTGCGGCTCTGGCGCAATATTTGGCAAGAAGATTCGTTATAGGAGCCCAGCAAATGTTATAGCAGAAATGAAAGAAATAGTTGATGTATATAAGATACACAATGTTATAATTTCGGATGACACATTCACAATGCATAGGCAGCGCGCCATAGATATATTTAATGGTATGATAGAGAACACCCTGGATATATCTTTTAGGTTCAGTACGCGCGTTGATAGGGTTGACCCCGAATTACTAGGGCTAGCCAAAGAAGCTGGCTGTGACAGAATAACATACGGATTTGAGTCTGGTAACAACGATATACTAAAGTCCCTGAGAAAAGGAATAACTATAGAACAATCCAGGGAAGCTGTAAGGATGACTAAAGAAGCTGGAATTAAGATTCTGGGCAACTATATGATAGGTGTTCCTTACGATACAGAAGAAACTATAATGCAGACAATTGATTTTGCTAAGGAGTTGGACACAGAAAATGCCCAGTTCACTATAGCGATTCCTCTACCTGGAACAGAAATGGAAAAAACGGCTCGGGATCTCGGAGCCATAAAGAGCAGCAATTTCGATGACTACTGCTTTTATTATTCTCCTACGATAGAGCATAATCTTTCCAAGGAGCGCCTTCTGGAGCTTCAGCGATATGCTTATGATACTTATAGGGGGGGCAAGCAAGAATGAATATTCTTTATCTTTCTTGGACAGATATGGGTGATGGTAATTGGCATAGAGCTGAAGCAATTAGGCATATCTATGGAGATGAGCATAGTGTGATACTGGCTTCGGTTAACGAGAAAAGCAAAAGAGATTTAGAATGGAATATAGAAGAGCCTGACAAAGACTTATTGAAGTGGGCAGATATAATTCATATATCTGATACCAGCTTAATTAGTATGGGGGTAGACGAAGAAGAAAAACCTATAGTTTGGGAGTTTAGAGGCGGGTTTTTAAGGATGGCTGGTAGATTCATTTTTAATGCTCAGCTTGACACGTTATCAAGTTTCATTAAGGGAACACGGAAGTTCCCATTATGTATACTAACTACAGATGAATTGGGTCGCTTTGCACCGAGATATTATTTTATTCCTATGGCTTATCCTACGCATCTATGGAAAACTTGTGATAGTTGGCCCGAGTTGAGTAATCCTATAAGATTAGTGCACACACCTAGCAGAAGGGATTATAAAGACACAGATATGTTTATAGAATCAGTATCTGATTTAGATGTTGAAGTTATAATGTTAGAGGGTGAAAGTTACGAAGCTTCGCTAGATGCTAAGCGTCATTCTGATATTCTCTATGGTCAGATGAGACCTGGGGACATTGGCGCTTCTGAAAATGAAGCGCTTTGTTTTGGGCTAGCCACCATTTCTCGTATGCAACCTATATCACGCGTTAATCGTCCAAAGTGTCCTGTTCTCTCACCCAATTCTGAGGAAGAATTAAAAGCCACAATAAAGTTCTTGTTGGATAACCCGAAAGATCTAATTGATATAAAAAAGAAATCTAGAGAGTGGGCTGAATGGTTCATATCTTATGAGTCAGTTGCCCCTCGTCAAATACACTTATACAATCATTTGGTTAACGGCGATGATCCATATTGGCACAAAAAGTTCAGTGACATATGGAAGAAAGCTGCTATTGAGGAACAAAATATATATGAATTTATAGATGTGTCTAAGTTGAGATGGTAAAATGACAGGAAAAGGACCATACGATGGATGGGATACACCTGAACCTCCACACAATAGTTATAAACATCTAGACGGAATTAAAACCTATAACCCAAGAATACTCAAGTGTCCATACTGCGGATTCCTAACCGCTCGCCCAATGTGTGGCAACTGCGATGGGGACTTCTCGACCGTAGTATGCGGATACGGAGCCAGAGATAAAAAAGGAAGCTGTTGCAAACAATATAACAATCCATACTATGACTGGAAAAGCGTAGCAGATTACTTCGAGTACATTGCCAACAAAATCAGAATAAACCATATAGAAGACAAATAGAATAAATGGTGTAAAAAATGAATATTGGTATATTTAGTATGAATAACAATTTTATGGGTAATATTTTTAGCGAGATGGAGCGCCGCAAGTGGAATCTAAAGTTCTTTGCGTTAGGAAAGAATGAGATGCTGCTCACTAGGGACAACTTCATTGATAGGGCTCGCTTCTTCCGTATGTTCGACGATATAGATGTGGCGTATGTGGAATTTGCAGAAAATTTGGCTATGGATGTGGCAATATGGAAGGCTATAAACAAGCTAGAAATTCCTGTTGTTGTGCGCCTGCATAGAATAGAGCTATACGAACAGTTTGCTCATACGCTACCCTGGGAAGTAATTAATGATCTAATCTTTGTTGCCCCGCAGTGCCAGAGAAAATTCAACCAGTGGATAGAGAGGAAACCATCTAGGCAGCACCTAATAAATAACGGTTACAATGCAGAGTTATTTGATATACCAATAGATAAAACTTACGGTAACGAAATAATGATGGCTGGAAACATATACTGGAAGAAGGGTCACTACGAAATGATAGAATTTATGAGCACTATGCCAGATTGGAATTTGAATATAGTTGGCGACCCTGGTAAGCAGGATGGCAAAGAATATTGGATTAATTGCCAGGACGTAATAAAGACTAGAAAGATAAAAAATGTTACGTATTCTCCTAAAGTACCACAAGAAGAATTATCAAGTATGTTTAGAGACAACAGTATAATATTGTCCGCCTCCCTAGAGGAAGGAACACATTGTGTCATAGCTGAAGGTATGCTTTCAGGTTTGTATCCTATGGTGCGCCATTGGGATGGGGCAAATGAGATGTATCCACCTGAATGCGTGTGGGATAACTTTGATGAATTAAAAACAATGTTAAGCTGGTGGAGCAATCTAAGTGAGCGCGACAAAACCAAGGCGTCGGCGCATATGCGCGAATGGGTAGAAAAGAGATACGACTACGAGACACAAGCGCGCCTATTGGTAGACGTAATAGAAGAGAGTGTAGCCAGGAGCAAACCAAAATGATCCCTGTGCCATTCGATCATACTCCATTTTACCCAGAGTACGTAAAGATGATGGGTGAGCAATGCTTAACCCTTGGAAGCGGTGCAAATCTGCGAGTCACCCTGGATTCTTATGGAAAGAAATGGGTAAAGACTATGTATTTTCCTATAGTAGAGGATCGTTCCCTAGAATTCAAGGAAGCTATAAACATATGCAGAAATAATGGCGTTAGCATATTTGATTTCGTTGAGCACCCATTTAATACTTGTGACGGTGAAGAAATACACGACATATACGAGCAGGGCAACAATCTTAGATATACAGATATGGCAACATTCCTAATAGATCTTAAAGACGAGGATTGGCGCCCAGGAAAGAAGGTGCGCCAGAACTGCAGAAACTTTGATAAAGCTGGGTGCTATATACAACTCATATCAGATAAAGATGACTTTGAAAAGTACCACAAATTATACCTTATGCATAGACAGGATCTCTGCTTGGCGCCCTGGCCTCGAGGATGCTTTGATGCGATATGGGCTTGGAGAAATGAGTCAACATTTACGCTTGGCGCCTATAACTCTGATAATGAACTAATATCAGCTATGTCTTTCTTATGCGGGAAGGATTGGATAGAAGAGGTTCACGTAGCCAGGGTAACTGAGTTACCAAGCAAGGTGTATCCAATAGAACCTATTCGTATGGGGGCCTTGGATATTGCCAGGGAGCGCAGAATCAGTTATTATGATCTTGGCGGGGTCACCCCATCGCCTGAACCTAATAGCAAGGACGAGGGTATTAAGCGCTCTAAGAGTAAGTATAACGGTATATATAAGCAATATAAAAGGTACGTGTTGTGGTTATGAAGCTACTATCGCTGGTGGGCACGCGCCCACAATTTATAAAGGTTGCCGCCATTGAAAGAGCGGCTAAGGATCATTGCGAACATATGATTATGTCGCTAGATCAGCACTGGGACTTCGAGATGAGCAAGATGTTCTCAGAGGAGTACGACACCCAGATACGGGGCTTTGACCCATACCCGCTGGCTAAGTATAACCCTGATTATATCTTGGTTTATGGCGACTGCAACTGCACGGTTGAGGCTTCTGGTATTGCAAAAAAATACAACTATCCCCTGGTTCACGTAGAGGCGGGCTTGAGATGTTCCGACCCAATACCAGAAGAATTTATCAGGAGGGGGGTAGACCATATGTCAGATGTGAATTTATGTCCAACGAAACAGTCTTATTACAACTTACTAGACGAAAGATGTCTTGGGGATGCTGTTTTTGTGGGAGATGTGCTGCTAGACTTGCTGGAGATTCCGCCATTGACAGAGGGGGACAGACTATATCAGGCATACAATTTGCTGACTGTCCACAGGCAAGATTCTATGCCAGTGCTCTCAGAGATGCTAGAAACGATCCCCAGGGATCTGCCCGTATTGTGGATAATGCACCCAAGGGTTAGAGATAACTTTGATTCATCTCTGATACCCAAGGATTTCATTGTCAATGATCCAGTACAGCATTCAGAAATGTTGAAACTTATATGTGACGCTAACCACGTTTATACGGATTCTGGCGGAGTATACAGAGAGTCTATATGGCTAGATACCCCCGTGACTTCGCTGCGCCCGTTCCACGAATTTGATGGAGTAACAAAGGAAGATTTTGGTAATGGAGATGCGGCTATAAAATCCATAGAGTATCTTGAATATAGGTGATCACGATAATGGAAATAACCGAGTATCCAAGTGATAGGACTCCTATGAGCCACGGCCCTATGAACACTATAGATGAGCTTTTGGTAAATCAGGGATGGAAGCTTATAGAAGGTAAACTAGGATTCAGGAAGTTTCATCGCTACGCCAGGGAGGGCGACCTGTATATAGAGATGCACTATTACAGAACTATGTCTGAGCACCTCCCAATTAAGGTTTCCTCAGAAGATGTGCTTTCCGCGAAGAAGGCGATATAATGCATATGGTAGTTTTTACTTATAGCAAATTAACAGAAAATGAAAAGAACAGCAAGATCCTTCCTACTATCTGCCCTAAATGCGGGAGCAAGACCTGCTTCATGGAGCAGGGATGCGACGAACGTGGTAACTGGCACGGATGGCTTCATGGATTAGGCGCAATTCGATGTAGTTCCTGCGGGTTCGCTGATCAACTTATATATACGCATTATTATGAGAGTGCCGCAGCTGGCGACGAATTCTTAGCGAGGTTATCAGATTGATATTTCAAACAGAATGGATGCACAACATATGGGGCGCCACTAAAAACATAACTCCCATAAAGGAGACGGTAGGCGCCGAAACTATATATGCATTTAATATAGATGATATTGATACAACTATTATTTCGCAGGCTATACCGAAGTTCTCGAGCGACGATTATTGGAAAGCAGTAAAAAATATAGCTGCTGGTTCAAATAAATGTGAACTTAGATACACTTACTTTATGATGATGGATTGGGTGCCAATACAGGATAGGACATATATAATTACCCCAGATACATATGCGCCATCAAAGGATCGCCGCTACGATATACGCAAGGAACTAGAGAATGGATATATATTTAGGTTGACTTATCCTCAGCTTAGGTACATATTTAAGATATGGGATAACCATCCCGTCAAAAGCTACGATAAGTCGCACATATTCGCGCTCATGGATGACGCCAAGCACGCAAAGTTTTATGGTTATTTCAATAAGAGCGGCGAACTAAAATCTTTTGCCGTATTCCTTGTTATGTATCCAGAAATGTTTTATTGGCTTGGCTCTGGTGGCAACCAGTCCTGCTTAATAGATAAAGCTATACACGATAATAAATTCGAGTGGTTTGATCTGGGCGGCTGCAGAAGAGATGCCGCGTACAAGTTCAAGTCTCAATTCGGAGGAAAATTGGTAGAATACAGGAGATGGTGTTATGAAAATAGCAATAGTCCCTAATGATCCATTGTCAGCATATTCAGACGAGGATCGCTGGTGGGATCGACCTAAGGGTTATAATGAGAAGGGTCACGATGTAGTAGTATTTAGAACTGGCGAAACAGATTTTAGAAGATTCGGGGACTTCTTGAAGCAAACCGAGCCAGATGTGGTGCGCACCCTGGAAGGTGGGCGCTTCGTAATATCAGCTATAGTGGCTTCCTTCTGCCAGCAATATTCTGTTCCTTTCGTGCCCAGTTTACACGGAATAGATGTTGAGTGCAATATAGCCAGGAAGTATGATAAGAAAGAAGCTGAGTATTTTACTGGTTGCCGTATATATGCTTTGCATGTTGCTTCAGCAATAATAGCTACCCAGAAGAGCTACGTAAGGTATATGAGAGACTTTGGGCATATAGGCAAGACAAAATTTATACCTAATTATGTGGACACGAAGACATTTAAGGAGAAATGCGAGCCAGAAAATAGAATTATACACGTTGGGAGGCTAGATGCAAGTGATAAAGATATACCTACCGTCTGCGCTGCTGCAGCTGGGGTACAGAGTGATGTTGAAGTTTTATTCGTGGGGCGCGGCCCTATGCTCTCTGAGGTTGAGCGCTATGGTTTTAGTCATATTGATGGTGTACCTAATTCAGAGATCCCTACGTTGATATCGTCATCCAAGGTTACCCTGTTTGCCGACCCACCAGAATATACCGGCTTCGGCATACCAGTTATGGAGTCACAGGCATGCAAGCGCCCAGTAGTTTTCTGCCGCTCTGGGGCAAAGGAATTTATAGATAAATATGAGCCAGATAAAGATGTCTCATATTTTATGGATCCGTATTACAGGGTCACAAACATAGAAGAGATGGCTACCAGGATAGACGACTTGATAGTTGATGAGGAAGAATGGAAGAAACAAGGAGAAAGAGGGAGGAAACGCATACAGCGCAACTTCTCGAGGAAGAAGGTATTAGATTCAGAGATAGAATTGTATAAGGAGGTGATCGAATAATAAATAAGTTAGAAGTAGTACCTATTGCTCCCTTCCCTGGGGCGCATATGGAATCTATAAACGAGAACAAGAGAAAACTGAACGAGCTGATAGATTATATAGCAACCTTGGAGGAGAAGCTAAGTGAAATCGAGTCCAGAGTCGAGGGCATTGAATTGGCTCAAAGCAAGCCAAAGAGAGGACGGGGGCGTCCTCGCAAGTCCGAATCAAAAGAATAAGATATATCCATATACCGAGATAACGGGCTATTACACTAAAGTATGCCTTATGTATGATGAGGACGATTACGCTACTCGTAGTGCCAACTATATTGTTAACTTAAACAATAATGGTTTCTTGTCGTGGGACGGCAATGAAGATATAGCTTATGTTTTCGATACTATGATCTGCGCAGATGCTCTTCTGGATATGTGGGAATATAGTTATCAAGAGAAATATTTTAATGCGGCTCATCAGATGGTAAACAGGATAAAAACTATATTGGATACACTAGGTCATTTACCAGCTATGTTTGATTCAAAGGGAAGTTGCTGGAACAATGAGAATTTGTATTACACTATGCCAGGGGCACACTACATAAAGCTTATGCCCATATTTGAAAGATTTGATATGAGTCGCTCATATCTCAACGGACTTATGCACTTACAGAGGGATGACGGCGCTTTTCATTGTCATCCTAAAACCAGATATGTGTTCAGCCACTTTCATGCATATGCTCTCGATGGAATAGAAAAGTATTTCCCAGCAGAATATGAGAAGGGGGCTGCCTGGGCAGCAAAAAATTTGATGCCTGATGGCAGAGTTCCTGCTTGGTCCTCTGATAGATCGTGGTCTATGCCTGGAGCAAATATACAGTGCGCATACCACTTGCATAATATAGGTATGGAATATGAGGCAGATTTGCTTATGAAAACTGTTTACGAAGATCAACTAGAAGACGGTTCTATTCCTATTCGCACTGGTGGCGAGAGTGAAACTTGGCCCACCATATTCTTATTGATGTACAACAGAGATGTTATAGATAATTGTTAATTAACTTGACAAGGAAGATGCGAAAGAAATATATGTGGAAAGTTCTTAGCTATTGGTCCAGGTATCCAGACTATTTCTGGGGAGACTTTAATGATCCCAGGATGGCTCTACCAGCGCTAATAGCTAACTTGCCGCCTGGGTACTTTCTAAGCATTGGTTGCGGAGTTGGTGTACTAGAATCTTTTTTGCCTTCTAATATAGATTCAGTTGGTATAGACATAGATGAATCAAAGTTAGCCTGCGCTGCAAAAGAAATACCCAATATACCATTTATCAAGGCAGATTGTTGCCGCTTACCTTTCAGCAGCAACATATTTGATAGAGTTATGGCTATTGCAATAATAGAATTCGTAACCGATAAGATTGGCTTTGTTTCAGAGGTTCATAGAGTTATGAAAAACGATGGATCCTTTTTCATTATGACACCGAACAGAGAGCACCCTGATTATGTTAACAGCAAAAATAAGATGACTCCTTATGAACTTGGAAGTGTCTTGAGAACATCTTTTAGTAAGATTGAGAACTTCGATATAACTCTGGATAACGAGATAAATAACAGATGGATACTTATGGAGGGAAAAAACAATGGATAGAATTGTTACTATGATGCCAATATACAATGGCAACCCAGGTATGATAGATTTAGCTGTAAAAAGTGTTCTGGCACAAGGAGAAAACGTAGAGATAGTTATGTGTAACGATGGTTCTGAAAAAGAGTTTACCAAAAACCTTCGAAACAAATATGGTAAAAACCCTAAAATAACCCTAATAGAAAATAAGAAAAATATGGGTTTGCCTGCAACTGATAACGTTATTCGCAACCATATATTAAATAACTTGAGATCCAAATGTAAATATGTTGCTTGGATTGCTGGAGACGACGAATGGAGACCAGACAAGATAAAGATGCAACTAGAATACATTAAGAACAACCCAGTTGATATATGTTACACGGACACAGTTATGATAACTGATGATAATCAAGCTTTTGCTTCTCCTTCTCAAGACTTTGATTTTAACTTGCTTTGCAATGTTAATTTTATAAATGGTTCTAGCATTCTCTGGGATATGAAAGTTATAAATAGGCTGGCATGGAACGAAGAATTCTTAAACGTTGAAGATTGGGATTATCATATCAGGTGTTATAAGGAGGGATTTACATTCGGTCATTTGAAAGAGATGCTCACACTCAATCGGCGGCACACAGGGAACATATCGAACAATCGGGAGAAAGAGGCGTATTATCACGCGAAGGTGTGCTTGGCGCACAACCTCCCGATAGAGATTCCAGCGGCACGTATGATGAGGATTGGCGTCCCGAGTATGATTCGAGGAATAATGAAAGCTTGGACAGAAGCGAAAGCGAAGTGATGAGTATCTGGATACCAAGCGAATTGAAAGATGATCTTATAGATTTCTGTAGTTCTTACCCTGACAGGAGCAGGAATGCGTGGGTATGTCACGCTATAAAGGAGTTCCTTGGTAAGCCCAGTAGAAAATACAGACCAAAGCCGTGATTACAAAACATAATATTGTTATTTGTATGTATAATATAATATTGGAGCTTCTTTTGTACCACAATTTTACTAATATAGTGCCAAGTTATTTAAGTCACGGACGACATTAATAGAATCGTGCCTTCTAGAGCCAGCGTCTTTAACCGCGCTTTCAAGGCGGGCGTATCTGTACTGCCAGCCCGCATCGCATATAATATATCAAAGAATTCTATCGAAAGTTTAATAACATTAGCGGATGCTATAGGGGTAGTTGGAGCATCTGGTTTAAAGGAAGATAAATACGGTTTCCTCATAAAGCGCCCTGATGTAGATACAAAGGAATATGAAAATATATACAGAAAAGACGCCAGGGTTAGATCAGCTATCGACTTAACTACATATTACACTATAGGCGTGGGTTTCGAGTTTATTTCAGACGATGAGGAATTGATAAAGAAGGCAGAAAAAATTAGAGAAAAAACTAAGATGGACGAATGGGTTAACAGGGCCATAAAAGTTATGCTCATAACTGGCGACACGTTCACAGAGATACGAAAGAAAGACGATAAGATGGCTCTAATGATACTGCCTACGAGCCAGATCAAGGTTAATAGAGATGAGCACGGAGTTATACCAGACGAAAATGCTTATTCCCAGGTAGTTGGCGATGGAAGAGAACCAATACAATTCAAGTATGAAAAGATAGTTCACACTTACAATCCTTATTCTTCAGACGTAAAAGGGGTTTCTATTCTAGCAGCTGCAAAATACGCCATAGATTGCCTATGGAGCCTGGAGAAACTAATGCTCACTATAACTGAGAAATTTGCTGCCCCAATAATAATTGCTGAGATGGGCAGCCCGGATATTATGCCATCACCTAAAGCGCTAAAAGATATGAAGGATGCCCTGGGAAAGATAGACATAGACAAGAATAGGCTATGGGCAGTTCCATCGCTGATAAACTTCAAGCAACTAGAATCATCTCGAGCCGCATTCAATGTTTCCCCGTATTTGGACTACTTTGAGAGGCAAGTCTATGCTGCCTTGATGGTCCCGCCAGTATTGATGGGCAAGCCTGGGGACTCTAACCGAAGCTCAGCAAATGTTATGATGGATAGCTTCGAGCGTTATTGCAGGTCACTGCAACGCATAATGGCGGAATCAATAAAAACCATCCTACATAGATATGGTATGGGGGAAGTACCAGAAATAGTATTTAACCCAATAGCACAGGAAGACGAGGACGCAATGATCCTCAGGTACCAGAGAATGCTTGGATCAGACAGGAGCACTGGCTGGGCTACCAGGGACGAGATAAGGAATATGACTCCAGGATTGCAAGGCACATGGGCAGAGGCTGTTGACAAGCAAACCATACCAGAGAAAGAAAAAGAAGGATTCATAAAGCCTCCAGTTCAGGGTCCAGAAGGAACCCCTGGTGGACCAGCAAGACCCCCACCGAGCGATGACGATGAAGAAGAAGAGCCAGAAGACGACGACAACAAGGGAAAGAAAGATGATGGGGAAAGAGCCAAGGAGCGCCCCGCTACAGATAGGGGAAGCGAGTTCGATATAGATACGGAGTATGATAACTTTGGAAGAGAGTGAATGGATAAACGAGGTTCATTCTCTAGATAATATCTATAGCGGCGCAGTAAAAAAAGCCATACGAACGTATACCGACAGGGTTATTGCCGCATATGAACTATCAGAAGATATGGGGCGCAGAGCGACAGAATCCTGGGGGATGTCTGTAGATACCGAGAGCATAAACAAAGTCACACAGTCAATAGTAGACGCGTATGTATCTGGCAAGGCACAAGCAGAAGAAACATTACCAAAACCTCAGCCACCCCCAGAATTGGGTTTCAGAGCAGAAGATATGAACGCCGTGAATAAGCTTAGAGAATTCACTGGTGAAGAGATAATGAAACTATCCAATGAGCTTAGGATAATTATGAGGCTCAGAGCTATGGAGAGGCAGCCTCTATCAACTATGATACAAAATATTAAGCGCGACTTAGTAAATATGGGTCCAAAGGTTGATCGGCTAGCCGCAACCGAAGTTATGAGGGCGGCTAACGAAGGCAGGATAAACGAATATAAATATAGAGGAATAAGCAAGGTGGCTTGGGTATCTCTACCAGATTCTTGTTCAACTTGCAGCAAACTTAATGGTAGAGTAACAAGCATAGATTCTTTGCCACCTTTGCCCCATCACCCTAATTGTTCGTGCACTATAAAGGCGGTTGAATAATATGCCATATACACCTTCAAACGTACCGAGTTACGTCCCAAAATCTAAAGCTGCTCAGTGGGCAGCAATATGGAATTCTGTATATAATTCCTGTATGAAGGAGAGCGGCGCCACAAAAAAGAAGTGTGAAGGGCGCGCTTTTGAACGAGCCAACGGTAAGATTAAAAGTCAAGGGAATAATGAAGACCTTGAAAGAATAAAAGACAGCATTAGAATAACTAAGCTTGGATGGAGCGTACAATTTTAATGGTTGCACCAAGATACCAGAAGAACAGGAAGATAACCGTTTACAAGGGGGGCAGAAAACTTGTTGACGGGTATTTCATAGGATATTCTAGTTTGGCGCACGCCCGAGAAGTGGCTGAGTCAACAAAGTTGCCTCCGGTTGGCGCAATAGGGCAGCCAGAATATTATCCTGGAACTGGTAATTGGAATAAGAATACTCAAAATGATGAATTCATAGCAGAAGATCCAGAAGACGCAAGGAGGTCTTGAATGGAGAGAGTAAAAGAACATATACAAATGTATCTAGAGAGCCCAAATATTGAATTGGAAGAGTCCAAGTATGCAGGAGAAGATGCTCTCAAGGTAAGAGGAATAGCTATAACCGAAGGAACTTGGAACGGTGTAGAATTTTCTAAGGAAGAATTAAAAAAGGGTGTAGAATCCCTGTGTCCGGGGAATGTCTGCAAGACGCTTCAACTGAGAGCTAATCACTCGAGAGATGTCTGGGACATTGTTGGGAAAGTAAATAATTTTACCTATTCAGATACAATTCTGGTAGGTGAGAATGCTGGACCAGTAAAGTCAGGCATTATATTCGAGGCAGAGGTCAGGCTCGAGAAGGCAGTTGAGAGGGTCAAGAAGGACTTGTGGGGTCCAGTATCAGTTGGCGTCTGGGCAGACCTTCATAGGATAGATGTACCAAAGGAAAATTCTGAAGATGGAGAAATGGAAACAAAGATATTGGCTAAGAATCTAGAATTCGAACACCTAGCCTGGGTTACCAGTCCAGCTTGTAAAGATGCCAACTCAACAAACGTTCTTAACAACCTGGAGTGTGACGAGTGCTGGGAAGATGCCAAGATAATAGATGGCGAGCAGAAAGCTATAAAAGTGGAAGATCCATTAGATAATACAACGTTTACTATTCCTTTTGTAAGGATAGATAACGGCAAAGGACAATTTGATATTTATACTTCAACGAATACGGATGGAAACATAGTTTTGACGAAAGTTGAAATACCAGATATTTCTGACAATATGCCATCCGTAAAATTTGGAGATGACGAGATGAAAGAGAACAAAACAGAGGTTCCTAAGGAGCCTACTGAAATGGAAAAAACTGAAGGAGAAGATAATAAAGAAGTGATTAGCATGGCTGAAGATCAGCCCAAGGACGAGAATAAGGTCGAGGCAGCCGATACTTCTGAGCCCGAGGTCATAGAGACTGAGGATAACAAGGAGAATGAGGTTGTTGAAACTTCTGAAGAGATTGTCAACGAGGATGTCAAGAACACCAATGACGGCGAAATAGAGAAGCTGAAGTCTATGATAAGCGAGCAGAAAGAAATGATCGACAAGCTCATAGAGATGAGGGCAGAGAAGCCCGAGCCTAAGCCAGAACCTGAGCCTGCAAAGGTTGAGGAAGCGGCAAGGGATGAGCCAGAGAACACCATTGATAACAGTGACATAATCAAGAAAATCCTAGACATTGATCCTAGTGCTGATAAGGATAACCTTGTCTCTGTCGATAGGCATGGTTTGGATGTTTTGCTGAACTTCCTTATTCGAAATCGTGAAAATACTTCTGTCGAGGGACAGGGAGTCGTCCAGGAATCTGATAGCAATAAGACCATTAATCAAATGTCCGATAAGGACTTGATTAAGGCCGCTACCAAGATGAAGGGCGCCGACTTTGCCCTCGGAGAAATAATTAGAACTCTGTGGAGTAGACCAACTCGTGCAGAGTCGTATATAGAATTTTGAGGTGAGAACAAATGGCTTTTATAACTAGCACCGATTTGTGGGGAGACGCAGAAGGTCTAGTTGTCGAGAATTGTGTTCCCGTGCCGTTCTTCCTCATTTCAGATAGCGAAACAGGAAACGTCACCATCGACGGAGTGAGGGCATCAGGTATTGATGCATACAAGCTCGTCTACGCCGATGGTATGAAGGACTCTGAGTACGGATACACGCCTACCGTTAGGCTGGCTGTTTCTGGAGCAGCGTTCGCAGAGCCGCGAAAGGTTGTTGGAGTTACCGCGCATCCGGCGCAAGTCGGAGACAAGGTAGCTGTTTACAACTCTGGAGTGGTCAAGGTTACTCTCTTCTCCCCCACGGGGATGGAGTCTAACACCGTCCAGGCAGGTAAGCTGCTTGTGCCTGCGAGCGATGGCGACCCCAAGTCTGCACCTGATCTCCGAGAGGGGACTGGTGGACTGTCCTACATTGACCAGATTGTCGGTAAGGCTTATCAGTCTGCCGCGTCTGGCGACGAGTTCCTGATGAAGCTGATGCTCTGAGGTGTTTGAAGATGGAAATGGTAGAACTAGAAAGACAATTTTCGGAACTCTTGGCAACTAGGGATACTGACTCGCTGAACAGGCTCATCCCTGAGGTTCTCTCTGGTATCGACGCTTCGCCAGCTTACCCGATCATTGGCAGGAGTCTTGTCAGGGTTAACACGGATATCCTTGGGAAACCAGGGCGCTCCGTTATTTACCTGAAGGACAAGTATTCCACCGATGTCCCGAGGAAGCTGTCGATCTACGATCCGGTTGAGATCCCTGAGGGTGGCGCTGTGCCTCAGACGCACCAGGAGATCGAGTATGTCGAATCCATACCTAAGAAGTATGGTAAGAGACCGCTCGTGACCAAGGAGCTTATTGAGGATGCCGCTTGGAACGTGATTGCTAGGAATACTGCCGAGGTTATGCGTGCAGCCAAGGAGTTCGAGGACAAGAAGATCCTTGACACCCTATTCGATGGCGCGACGACTAATACGTTTACGTCAACTGCAGCTGACACCTTGTCAATATCCGAGATCAGGAACGCAATCAAGAGGCTTCATCAGTACGGGCACAGGGCAACTGACATCATTGTTAGCCCAGACTTCTGGGAGAATATGATGCAGTTCAACTGGGCTGTTGCTGCAGCCACTGCTGATACCACATCTGCTTCCTGGAAGGAGCGAATGTTCAATACTGGCAATATGCCGCCCATCTTCGGGATCCCCGTCACTATGACGGCCCTGCTCGAGGACAGTGACGCGGGCAAGTCCCGCGCTATGGTCCTGGAGAGGCAGAAGTGTGGGGCTCTTACGCTTAAGAGGGATTGGACACTCGAGTCCGTTTCGGATCCGGTGACTGACCAGCAGGGTCTTGTGGTTACTTCGCGTTTCGACGTTGCAGTAATCCAGGAGTCGGCAATAGTTGCGATAACCTCTCTGTAGAGTCGCTTTAATATTAAAGTGATCCTTATAGCAAAGGGTTAGATTGACGACCGCACGTACGTCTGTAACAAAGGTAAAGGAAAGGCTAGGTAGCGCCAACATAGACCACGATATTGACGACACCACGATTGAGCGTTACATTACACACGCCTCTGCGTACATAGAGCGCTACACGCAGAGGCAATCTTTTTCTTCTATGGATTCCGACCTCGTAGAGGTCGCATGCACAGATTTGACTACCGCCTACGTATTGCGACATATGGCGGCTGGCAAATATTACGCTGGGGCAGACTACAGAATAGGCGCATGGACTACGGTTAAGAGCACTGGCGGTCAACAGCTACTGGCTCTCGCAGATCAATACGAGAGGCTTGCGCACGCATCCCTAAAGGTTTTAGGCAACGCCTCGTATTTCAGATTTGAAGCAACCTAAAATCCTATTAGTGCACTTTTTAAGTGCAAATCGCCAAGGGGTTATCGGTGTTTGATTGGAAACTATTAAAGTAGCACACCACAACGTCTATTATCCTGGGCGAACCTGTCGATAGGTTTAAAGGTTCTTTGGGTTCCCAATGGGGAGTCGTTATTCCCACGAACTCCTACGATGGCGCCAAGCGGGATGTATGAGACGGTAAAGGAACTGATAATGGCAGAGCGAGCTATGGGTATAGAGGCTCAAATGCTTCATCCATCTGCCAGGAACGGCGGAGAAAATTACCCCGTTCTAGATATGCTCCAGGTAGAGAAATTCCACAACGATTCTCCTATACCTTGCCCCGAATGCGGTGGATCTGGCAAAAACGGCGTGGATCCTTGCGGTAGGTGCGGAGGTAAGGGCGGAATTCCTAGACCAATACCAAAGTTCCCAAGTGACATATATAGCTCTAATGGGCGCTTCCTGTGTATGGCTAATTATGATTGGGCAATAAAGGAAGCTGATATACACATTATGCACTGGAAGGGCGACCAAATGACCGAAAAGCTGAAACCCATAATTTTTGCGGCTCACGGTTCATATCCAGAGTATTGCCTTACTACGGAGTTATACGAGGGCGCACAAATGGGCGCGCCTTTCACTGGCACTGTCCAGAGAACAAAGGAAGCCGATATTACGGTTGCATTCCACAAGAGGCAAGAATGGTTCTTGAAACAGTTGGGTTTTGGCGACGTTAGGTACATTCCTTTCGGAGTGGATTTGACTAGGTGGCGACCAAGGGGCTCCAGAATAAAGGATATGACTGGGGAGCCCGTAGTGGGTTACCTAGAGCAGTGGAGAAACTTCAAGCTCCCAGACACATTTTTGCATGCTATAAAGTATGCCGAGAGTTATCTGCCTAATATCGGTATGTGCGTGGCTGGTGCAGAGAGCGACCCATACCTTATGAATAGGCTTGCCTCGCACCTGGGAATAGATCACAGGTTTACCCCTGCAAATTCCTGTATGGCTAGGGTTACATATCCAGAGCACTTCTATAGGGCATTCGACATATTCTTTAACCCCGTGTTGACTGGAGAATCCTCGAGGACCGGGCGCGAAGCTATGGCTTGTGGCACACCAGCTATAAACTTCAGGACTAGAAAGGACTGGGACGCTGAACCATTCTTCTATAGGGCAGATCTTTTTGATCCCGTCAGCATAGGTGAGTGTTTCTGCAAGCTGTGGGACGAAATGAAAGACAATCCGAAAGCTATAAGAGCCACGGCTCGTAAAAGAGCTATAGAGCATTGGGATATTAGAAACACTGCTCAACAGTTTGTTGAATTAATCAAAGAGGTGCTTGACAGGTACGACCTCGATACACCTTCGTTAACATAAGAAAAATAGGAGGATATTAAGTGTGACAGCATATAGAAAATGGGGCGTAGGTGAAGTAGATGTAATCCAGAATATGACTGCTGGCAGCGCCGCAGCGGGAGCCGCAGTTAACTTTGGCTATACTTCTAAGCGCTTAACATTCTGGTCTGATGGACCCGGCGCTTATGTCACTATAGGTACGACCCAGTTTAAGTTGCCGACGATTTCCAGCGTGACCATTGATTTGCATATGCAAACAACTAGCTTTACATCACAGAGTGTTGTTGGTGGCTCACCCAGGGTTCACTACATAGCGGAGTGGTAATATGGGAGATGGTAGATCAACAGCAGATATAATATGGACTTATGGTACGGGCGCAGAGCCATTTGGTTCTGCTTATACTATCAGTTATGCTGGTTCCCCGGATTTTGGTAAATGGGACACCATAAGTTTTGCATTCGGAGTTTCCCAAACCCAGGCAACATCTTCTACTCTCTACAGCGTTGAGATATCTTTGAGGGATGATAAGACATTCTACGATGATATGGGTATTGTTGCAAATGTTGCTAACTCTGGCCCTGATTCTACTATTCCGAAGGACTGGTCTGCTACGGTTTATCCAGTAAAGGGTGCTTTTGGTTCAGCTACTAACGCGAAGCAATACTTCTACGCTGGGGTAAGCTTCCCTGCGGCTGCACCAGGAGGGATATACAAGTGGCACCTGGATATACTTGGCACGTACTCTATGACAGACGGCACACACAGCTTGTATGAGACGCATAGCTATACATATTACGACAGGGATAGAAGCACGAGTTTTAAGGTTAACCAATCTGGAACCGACGACTGGAAACAGAGAAGCGCCCACACCGTGTTCAAGGGCGGCAAAAAGATGTGGATGTTTGAGCCGTACCATTATAGAGCTGACGATACAAACTTCACCGAAATCGGAGGACAGGTTATATCCGCCGCAGACGAAATTCTTGGCGGAGTTAGCAGAACAGATTATCCATTAAGATATTAAAGGAAGAAAATATTTGGCTATTACGAGTGACGAGATAAAGTTTCGCTTGAATGGCGGAAGTGCAAACACTACGGCAAACAGCTCCCTCGGGGGATTTATGTCCCTCGCGGCAAGTATAGCGGACAATTCCGCTAACAACCTATGGGACGATGTTGCTGGGGCAGAGGCAGCTGCTGGTGACACCGAGTATAGATGTTTCTGGATTAGGAACAGCAATGCTACGCTCACTTTGCAGAGCGCGGTTTGCTGGGTATCACAGACAACTCCGTCACCCAGTACAATTATATACTTTGGCTTCGATGCTCCTGATACGGGTTTGGTTGGTAATACCTACTGGTGTCAGAGTGTTGCTGATGAGAGTACGGCGCCCACAGGGGTGTCTTTTGTTAACTCATCTACCGAGGCCACTGGTATCAGCTGGGGCGGAACCGCTAATCTCGCCAACTGCTCGGTTGTCGGAGTCTGGGTTAAGAGAGTGGTGGGCGCGAATGCCGCTGCTGCCAGCAATGACTACTGGGGCTTCGAGATCAAGGGCGACACTGCCGCCTGAGGTGGCTGAGTGCCAACGGTAACTGGCGACCTGACACTCATATATCACGTAATAAGCACTATACCCAAGTATCCGCGCTTCGTTATGTGGGAGGACGACGTATGCCACATAATTTGCCAGGAAGACGGGACACTTGGAACTGGTAGCTTGGCATCTCTGTTTGACTTTGCCCTATTCGATGTGGATGAGTTTGACGGTATGATGTCCACGCAATGTAGGATATTAATGTCTGAAGAAGATAATCAGCATATATTAGAAAGCGAACAAATAATATAATAAGACAGGCAATGAAAAGGTAATTATAATGACATGGGATGAAGATAAATCCGCTAGGGATCCTATTCTATCTGCCGATTGGGACTCTATGGTTGCCGATCAGAAGAGCCACGTTGGTCGCCATCAGGACGGTGGCGACGATGAGGCAAACTTTCTGCCAAGAAATCGGCTGTACTCGGTAACGCCAACCGCCTCTAGCTGGTCAGCCGCTCCGACAAGTCTCGGCAATATGACCGACAATGACTGGTCTACCTCTGCTGGCACGGGTTCATTCTCAGCTACACACGCCGCTGGCTGTCTCTCCACAGTAGGCAAGCTTGTCTTCGATATGGGGTCTACCTATGGCGTCTTTGTCACAGGCAAGTTCGGTATGTGGAATGATAACGACAAGCCCGTGGGTATGCATATCGGCTGGTCTGATGATAACTCTACTTGGCAGGAGAACGATCTTTGCCATAATCAAGAGCAAACAGAAGAAGTATTCCAATTGCCGACACAATACCTCAGGGCTAGGTACATCCAGCTCAAGTGGAAATACATTGCAAGCGGCACAACATACGTCAAGCCCTACGAGGTGCAGGCGGTAGAGCTACCAAATATGAAGCAGGGATAGATATGAGATGGATAATAGAACCCTTGATATGTACGGATTATGTGGTTTTCTATGCTGCTATGGCTATTGGATGGCTGTGGCTATACAGGAGGCTTAACAGAATTGAAGATAAGATACGCGAAGTTGATGCTTAGCGAAAATTGGAGGAGATATTGATGGTGGATATGGGTTCTCCGGCTCCGTGGAAGTACGGAATATGTGCTACTGCGAAGGTTTATCTTTGCGATGGGCAGGCCGTGGCGAGGCTTGGCGAGCATAGCGGTGTGATCGCGGGACCGAGTGCGGATCACGCAGTGGTGATACAGGCAGCCTTTGATTATGTCCAGGGGCTTGGTGGGGGCTGTGTTGCGCTGGTGCCGAGCGGGGGCACCTTTACATGTACCGCCGCTCTGACCGCTCGGAACAACGTGGACGTGTATGGTTGTGGCTGTGACATCATCGTGGATACACCTAGCACGGTTAATGGCGTGAATTTTGCGTCGGTGACTAACGCGATCTGGCGGGACGTGACTGTGCGGAGGCGGGACACCACGCCGATCACGGCTGCAGTTCATGCTTCCTACTTCTCGGGGACATGTGACGATACGTTGCGGCTTTTTGGCTGCCGATTCTTGAACGAGGTCACTGCAACAATCAATAGCTGCCACGGCATCTTTACTGGTGGCTCGTCTAGCCCGAGCTTCTCGGGGTGCACGATTACTGGTGGTGGCGGAGGCACATCCTGCTTCGGCATCTATACTGGTGGCTCGTCTAGCCCGAGCTTCTCGGGGTGCACGATTACTGGTGGTGGCGGAGGCACATCCTGCCACGGCATCTTTACTGGTGACTCGTCTAGCCCGAGCTTCTCGGGGTGCACGATTACTGGTGGTGGCGGAGGCACATCCTGCCTCGGCATCATTACTGATAGCTCGTCTAGCCCGAGCTTCGCGGAGTGCACGATTACTGGTGGTGGCGGAGGCACATCCTGCTTCGGCATCATTACTGGTGGCTCGTCTAGCCCGAGCTTCTCGGGGTGCACGATTACTGGTGGTGGCGGAGGCACATACTGCTACGGCATCTTTACTGATAGCTCGTCTAGCCCGAGCTTCGCGGAGTGCACGGCTGTGGGCGGGGCCAAGAGCAATTATTGGTGGACGTATACGAGTGCAGACAATGGCAGGTTTCAGCCCTATGCAGTGCACCCATACATACTGGTGGGAGCATATGTCCAGGTCACATCAGCGGCTGCTGGCGGCACCACATTGGATCTAGGAACCAGCATCGGGGGCAACGAGATAGCTGCAGGCATACCAATCGACTCGACCGGCGCAAAATACTTCGCCATCACTAATGTGGAGGTGGCGGCAGCGGGCTATATGTACGCCACGCCGAGCGCAGGCATAGCGGAGGGCAGCCTCAGCGTCAGGTACGTCGTGATGACGAATTATGGCACCTGTTACGCCCTGTATATGGATACGGTGGGCATAGCACGGTTTGCCAACGGTTTCCTCCTTGCGAATGGGGCGAGCGACGCATTCTACGTAACGGATGTTGCCGAGGCTGCGGATGCATGGCGTCTGACGAATAGCCACGCCGAGACACTGGACCCCACCAACCAGAGAAGCATCATCAGCCAGTCGGCCTATGATCCGTGCCCGATCTATAACTGCTTCCTGCGTGGTCTCGTGGTGAATGCGGTTCCCCCGGCAGGCACAGCGGTAGGGAGCAATGTGCAGGAGTGATGTTTGGAGGGAGTGATGCGAGATGAGCGAGGAGCTGTATTACCAGACAAGCGTCGAGGATCGAGAGAGGCTGCAGAGCCGGGTCGAGGCGGGGACGCTGCCGGACACGATCCGCTTCACAGAGAGGCCTCTAGAGTCACTGGTCGAGCTACCAGAAGACGCAAAGGCCTCCGATATAGTGGCTATCATCGCGGAGAATAAGCGGATAGCGCAGCGCAACGATGATCTGTGCAGAGCAGCCAAATCGTTGAGAGCCTTGCTCTTAGAAGCTCCAGTCGCAGTGGAGAAATGAAACCGCTAAGCTCCAGCTTAGCGTAATTTGGTGAAAAAATATAAAATAAACTTAAGAGGCAAAAATATGGGTAGAGTAGGCAGAACTGTCGGACCATACGAGAAGAATCACACGATCCGCTTATGGGGAAAGTTCTTTGTGGGCACGACTCTAACCGATCCATCCAGTCCCACAATAACGATTCACAATTCGGATACCACGACCCCTACGCGCTCATACACGGGCGCGTATTACTATGATTGGACAATCCCAAACGACGGGACCGTGGAAACCGAGTATGTAGTCAAGTGGTGGGGCGCATTGAGCGCCACTGATGTTGGGTCAACCAGATATGGGCGAACCGCAAGGACCGTGTACAAGACTGAAGAAACACAGCCGTGATTTGATTGCCCGGTAAGCACGTAGATATATCCAGGGTAAAGTCGGATTTTGAGGACTTCCTCACGGAGTTTGGCGGCCCGATATACCAGAGGAAGTTTAGCGGCGCCACCAGCCACGCTTACTACAGGGGCAACCTCAGCTATGGCTCTTCAGCTGTTACATCTTTTACTGGGGTCTGGCGCACGGTTACAGCTGACGACTATAGACTAATACAGCTGGGGCGCATAGAGGTGGGTGACGCTGTTGCCGTGGTCCCATCTGGGACCGACTACAATATGGAAGATGAGTGGTACTTGGCGGGTATGGACAGCGACGAATACTACAATCTTACTTGGCAGCAAAAGAGCTTGGTGGGCAGCGCCGTCATATACCACGAGGTTGGTCTAAAGAGGGCGCGTGGGCGAAGATGAACGTAAGGCTCACGGTAAAGGGCGACAAGGAAATAATACGCAAGCTAAACCTATTGGACGACCTAAACAAGGACGCAATGGAAGAAACCATAAAGCGCGTAATAGAGCTTGTGCGCACCGACGCCGAGTACAATATCCGCCACGGGCGCCCCGAGTGGCCCCCCTTCAAGTACAAGGAGGGGCTCGGGCGCTTCGGTGGCTTCGAGGGATTATATAGGACTGGCGAACTGGCTGAAAGTATGAAGACAACCTATTTAAGTCAGGGTAACCAAACATTGGGTATAGTTTACTCAGACGTTGAGCATTCAGTGTTCCACGAGCTGGGGACAACTGGATTCCGCGCAGTGCCTCCACGACCCTTTCTATGGCCTGCCTTTATTGATAACCAGGATCGAATAGTAGAGATCGCAAAGGAAGAAACCGAAAAGGTAGCTAGAGGGGCGTCCAGGTGAGGCAATGCAAACCGAACTTCTTACATCAATGATGATAGACATAGCCAGGACAGCTATGCCCAGCGTGCAGCGCATATACGAGGCTTATCCAGAAAAAGATTTTGTTGGACCCCCAGAAGTTAGGATCAGGACCACCTTCGCCCGCCAGGAAGAGGTTGGAATCGGAGAGCTGTGGTCCACGGGACGAAAAGCCAATAGATACGACTTCTCGGTTCAATTTGATATATACGGCGATGACACCCTAGATGCCGACAGAATGGTCGATGACATAAGCGATTATATTGCTTCTCATAGGAGCGGTATGCAGAGCTGGGCAGACGCCAGTGGGAACGGTCCCAGTATGATTGACGCCACCCTGATAGGTCTCGCAGATCTTGGATACATAGAAGAATGGGATAGCTGGAGGAAGATGATAACTTATCTAGTACCCGTGATAAAACCACATTGAGGTGTTGTAATGGGACACATAGAAGTGATAGCTGGTTTGGAGGAAAAGGTTGACGAACTCAAGAAAGAGGTAGAAGCCCTGAAAAAGCAGCTGTCAAAATTCGAAGAGAAGGAAAAGAAACCAAAGAAAGTAGAGAGGAAACTAATAGAAACGGAGGGCTAATATGGCGACCTTTAGAGGTTGGCAAGGACGAATAGAATACGGTATGACAAACTCCGTAGAGACGAGCTTTCCTGATCGTTTTGTTCCTAGCTACGCAGTAGCACAGGTAGAGGGATGGAGCATCGACGTTGACAATTCAACTGAGACCCATTTCTACCTGGGGAGCCGTAGCGCGGGCGACGTTAGCGTTGGCCCAAAGAACGTTACTGGCACATTTAATAGGCTATGGTACACGAATACCTTCCCGAAGAGCTTTATCAATCCCACCGAGGTTAAACCATCGTCTTGGGCATTCAAGGGATGGATTGACTATGGAGGCAAGACATCCGTTGTCGCCTGGGGATTGCAAATGAGCACCTGGGGAGGCGCAGGAGAAGCTGACGGAGCCGCCACAGAAAATATAGACTTTGTTGCGGCTAACATAGCTACATAGGAGGAAACAAAATGGTAGTGTATAGAGGATGGCAAGGACAGATAAAGGTTGCAGACACCGAGGTTGCCCAGGTAGAGGGGTGGAGCGTTGATGTTGATAATTCAACTGAGAGCCACTTTGTCCTGGGGTCTCGTAGCGCTTGTGATATAAGCGTCGGTCCAAAGAATGTGACCGGCAGCATTAGCAAGCTATACGCGAATGATACCTACGCTGATCTGGCAGCCAACCCCACCGAGAGCAAGCCCGCCTCGTTCACCTTTATTGGTGCAATCAAGGAGGGCATTGTTTCGATTACATGCAGCAAGTGTATGTGGTCCTCGTGGGGAGGCGCCGGAGAAGCTGACGGAGCTGCAACCGAGAGCCTGGATTTTGTCTGCGTCAATATAAGTACCTAATCTAGGCACTGAATAACCGAACGGACCCGGACAGGTGTTGGCCCTGCTGGGGTTTAAAGGTGAAAACGTGTCTATAGATACAGGAACAATAATGGAAGACGGAAAGAGAAAGGTAGAGGTAACCCTACCTGATGAGGGAGGCACCTACAAGATAGCCAAGCTCAAGTATGCCCAGATGAAGAAGGTGGGTCGCGCCGCAGACGGCTGGGATAAGAACGATATATCCTTGCTGTCGGGTCTCGAGAATGGGGGCAACCCCAAGGATCAGGAGTGGCTCGACAATCTTAGCGCAGACGATGTTCTGGCGCTGGGCAATGCTATGGGCGACCTGAGCGACATTCGCGTGCCGCTCGAGACGTGGCTTGAAGACAAGCACCCAGAGATCTTTAGGGAGTACAACGAGGAGATGCTCCGACTAGGAGGGCGCGAAGGATCTAACCCTTTGAGCGACTCTTCTGGGAGGATGACGCCCTCGGTATCTACCGTGTAATGAAGGAATTTGGATACACCCCGGATCAGATGGCTGAATTAACGCAGGAACAATTAGCATTCCTTATGACTGGAATGGAAGTTGATTCAAGGGAGCGCGCTAACGCACAGAGGCGCGCAAACCTAAAGAAGAAGATGCACCGATGACGGGAAATCGCGATAATAGCGGTGGGAAATACCCAAAAAACCCAAAAAGGAGGGTTAAGATACGACGAGTGAAACGCTAGAATTGTGTAAGCACGGGTGCTGCCCAAAGATAATAAAGATGGATTGGGGCATCATTATTGATGACCCCGACCATCACCGATCAGTATGTCTATCCTGGGAGCACCTGGACGGGCTGAAAAATTTGATACGAGAAAAGAAACTATAAGGGATTAGATGGCGACCACCTACGAGATAGGGAAACTGCAGCTAGTCATAGAGGCTATGGATAAGAATACTGGCACAGTTATTCGAAAGACCACGGCAAACATAAAAGGATTTACGCAATCAGTAGAAAAGACGACCAAGCAAACTGGTTTAATGAGTAAGGCTATGGGGCGTTTGGTGTTTGCCATTGACCCAGTTAGTTATGCTTTCAGATTTTTGAAGAAAACCATAGGAGAAATATATAAAACAGCAGCCGACTTTGAACAAAATATCCATAATGTTGGTGCAGTTGCGCATGCAACCACTGATGAGCTAAATGAATTGTCTGAGGCAGCTAAAGTTCAGTCAATTTCTGACCTTGGATATAACGCATTACAAGCTGCAGACGCTATGTATATATTTGCCAGTGCTGGCTATGACGTAGAAGAATCAATAAGCGCCCTAGAAGGAACCCTAACTATGGCGGCAGCTACGGGTGCCGATCTTAACGACGTAGGAGAAATAATGATCAGCACCATCAAGCAATTCGGCAGAGAAGCTGGAGACACTATGGTAATAGCCGACACATTTGCTGGTGTTATAGCTAATTCTCAGGCTCGCATAGATAAACTAGGTAAGTCTCTTAGGTACGCAGGAGCAATTGCATACACAGCTGGATTAGATCTCAAGGAAACAGCTACATCTTTGGGTCTCCTATATAACGCTGGTCTATCAGCTTCTATGGCTGGAACAGGATTCAGAAGAGTTATATCAGGACTCATCAAGCCCACCAAAGAAGCAACCTCGATTCTTGCTAGGTATGGATTAACATACGAAGATATAAACCCTAAAATAAATAGTATGCGCGATATCCTTATAAAGCTTGCGCCTATGGTGGAGAACGCAGGAGACCTTATGGATATGTTCGGTCTCCGTGGTGGTCCAGCAATGGCTGCCCTCCTGAGACAAGGAACAGACGCGTTTGATGAGTTGTATGCATCTACAAATATGGTTGGTGAAGCAACTTGGCAAGCAACGATGCAGCTAGACACATATAGGGGATCACAGAAACAACTTAATGCAGAGATAACAAAGCTATACACAAACATTGGTAGTTACTTTTTGCCTACCTTAAAAGAAGGAGCAAGCGCACTTGCTACATTTATAAAAGGAATATCCTCATACATAGGTATGTTGAAAGAAGAAGAAACTATACAAGATAGAGTAACAAAAGCTATACACGAAAGGATACTTGCTGAAAAAGAATCCTTTAAAGTAACTGATTGGGAAATAGTTGGAACAAAAGCAACCGAATTTATTACGTTACAAGAAAGATTAGTTGCAATTACAGAAGAGAGAACAAGATTAGAAGAAAAAAGAGAGAAAATGCTCAGCAGAGGTTCCCTTTATGATTATACTATGGCTAGGGGGCTAAAATTAGAAATAGAAGAATTAAAGAGACAAGAAGAAGAATTGGTTGGCGCAGTATCTGAAAGCAGCAAGGCATATCTAAGTCAGCAAAAAATATTAGAACAACTAAAAGAAGAATATAAAGGAACAACTACAGATGTAAATTCTCTTGCTAGTAGTATAATTATAGCTAGCGAACAAACAGGAATAAGCGTAGATATAATAAAGAGTTCTATGGATAAACTTGATGCCAGTGTAGAAGAGGTTACTGGAGCCTCAAAACTCTTTGGATTTAGCATAGGTAGTTTAACCGATAAACATATGGAATGGTTCAGGCAAATAATGGATGGCGCCAATGCCACTGATGTTCTCAACGATATAATGAAAGAAACAAATATGACCGTAGAAGAGATGACTGACTGGTTCGATGATCTCATAGATGGCGCCTGGGGAGGAGAAGTATTCAAGTCGTTTATTTTGAACTTAGAAAAAATGGCTGAAGCAGAACAGAAACTAACCAAGTCAAAGAAAGAACTAATATTTGCTATGGAAGACGAAGAAGCAAAAATGGAAAAGTTGCATTACCAGACAAGCACTGCCAGACAAAGATACGAAGATATGAAGACTAACGCAGAATATTTAAATAAGACGATAAGCGAGTTATACCCGAACTGGACTTCCCTGGTTGATATAAATACTACTGCTCATAAAGAATTCAGTAAAGCACTAAATAATGTCTATAATGCTGCTGTGGAACTAGAGGACGAACTATCTGATATGTCCTCAGGACAAGCTAATTATGCCGAACAGACAAGAATGTCTAGTGTCGAGGGGCAAAGACTAATTGAATTATTCAGAAGCGGCACAATTACTATGCAACAATTAAAAGACGCTATGGCTCTAGTTGGTACAGAAGGATTCGACCTTGCTTCTCACCTCAACGATATATTTGGCGGTATAGAGGCAGCAAGATTATCAACAACTAAGTGGGGATTAGATGTAGAGGAATTCATAGGTGATTGGAAGCATCTATTTGATACTAAGATATTAAGAGACTTCTTTGAGCAAGCTGACTCAACCATAGAATTAACAGAAGAAAGGATAAGAAATTTTGTAGAAGCAACTAAACCAACTTTGGAAGACTTGTTTTCATCTCTACAAGCAAGGGAAATAAGTGATGTAATTGACTTAGGCGGTGGATTAGTAGAAGTAATATATGGTGCTAGCGAAGAAGCTAGAAAAGCCGCAGAAGAGCTTGGTTTGGAAATATGTGAAGCTACTACTAGCGAAATGTGGGAATGTACTGATTCTGGTTATGCGATAAAAAAGACTAAGCGCGCCGCAGAAAAATTTGGAGAACTTATGTCTGAAGAAATTACCAATGTTACAGAACGAATGTCTGGTGTATGGGACGTAACCAAAGAGAATGCTTGTGAATCATTCACCGAAACATATCAGTGCTATACAGTAGCTGGAGAAAAAATACTCCTCACAGCTGAACAATACGCACAAAAAATGATAGATATAAAGGAAAAAGAAGAAAAAGAGAAGCAAGCCCTAATAGAGAAATATAGCATCACGGGGTCATACCAGGGCTTCGAGGCTATGCGTCTCAGCGCCGAGGGGCAAATAGAAATGCTTAAGAAAAACTGGATGGGACAATGGGAAGTTATGGCTACCGTCATCCCTGGAGCAGATACCCCTCTTGGAATATTTAATAACAAACTAGATAACACAATAGAATTAGCTGGTATGTCAAAATCTTTCTTTGATCATTTTGCTTCTACTCTTGCTGGATTCGCAGAAGAAATCAGGAACGTTAACGACGCAATGGATGAAGGAACTCTAATCCTGGGTTCATATACCGAGGCGCAAGCAAAAATATGGCTCGACTACTACGAGCGCGGCATAATGGAACTCGAGAGGTTCCTAGAAACTGGATCAGCAATGTCTGACGAATTCGCCCACCTAGCTGCTCCTGGGCCATTCACCACTGCAGAGCAGTCAGCAGAGAATAGCCTAGACATATTCAGGAAGTGGCAAGCCCAATTATATGCGGCACTCTACGGAACCACTGAGGAAATAGAAGACGGGTGGGCAGAGATGTGGCGCAACCTTAACGCCACCACAATAACCAATATAGTGGAGCTAAATGACCAGTGGATCGTCACCAAGAAGGGCGCCTGCGGCACCTGGGAAGAGATATACGAGTGTGTGGACCACCAGCTCAAAAAGATAAGCGACGACATAGAAACAGAACTTGAGCGCATAGACCGCATAACCCGCGAGGAATGGAACGACATAAACAAGATATACTTCAAGTCCATAGAAGAGCTGGCAGACGGCACATACAGCGTGATAAAGCAAGGAGTATGCGGCGAGTTCGAGGAGCTATACGAGTGCGTAGACGGGCAGCTACAGAAGATGGTTGACTCTGCTGGCGGCGCCACGGGCGACATAGAAGACGAACTCGTAACAATGGTAAACATAATAAACTCCCTGGCTGGCAAACAAATATTTGACGCCGAAAAGCTCCTAATGCCAGTAAACGAACTCGAGGCACAAACAGCAGACCTCCTGAGGCAGCTATACGGCGACTTGGCAAGCGGCACGGTTACGAATATGGTTATAGGTGGCGGTATTTCGCCAGATATGCAGTCATATTTTGATGCCCTTGCATCTGGTACAGCAACCACTATGCCAACATTCAGCGGAAGCGGGGTAACCACAACAATAATAGTGGAAGAGGGCGCAATAGTTATACAGGCAGAGGATATGACTAATCCTGAGGAAGCCGCCGCAGCCCTGGAGATAGCACTACAACAGATAGCAATAGAAGCTGAAATGGAAGGAGAAAGTGGTGTTCCGTAATGCCAGAAGGATCAGTGGAATGGGTAGTAAGCATAAGTAATACAGACGCCAATTCTCAAGTAGACCTGATACAGCTTAACAACGTAGAGTATGAATTTTGGTCACCAGGAAGATTCGCATTTACAGTACCAAATGATGACTACCATAGGAATATTTTTCTTAGCGGCACGGGTTACTCTGCTGGAAAGAAAACTGCCAAATTTAACAGGATAGTAAACAAGGAGAACTCTTACCTAAAATTTATAGGTCCAGTGGAAAGAGTCAGAGCAAACAATGATCTTATACAAGTATCTGGTAGGGGCAGCGGTGCTAAGATATCCAGGTACTATACCAATGACAATATAGCATATGTATCTGTTCCCCTAAATCAGGTAGTTAGTCAAGTATGCGATGGTACAGGTATAAGATTAGGAGAGACAGGACCAGACGCGCCAAATGTAACGTGTCTATTCTACGCAGAAAACAAGTGGCGCGCAATAATGGATACCGTAAAGAATTTTGCTGGCTGGGAGGCATACGTAGAAACAGATAACACCATAACGCTAAAGAGCGAAGTTGGCACCGATAAAACAGCATCATTCACTATGCAGTATGGGTACAATGTAATATCTGATGGTTACAGAGAAGTTGATTACGAGCAACTAGCAACCCGTGTAAGGGTAAGAGGAGAAGGAGAAGGATTCAACCAGATAAAAGCAAGCGCCGTAAACTCTGATGCTGAGACAACTTACTGGGAAAGAGAAATAGTATACGATGATAGGAGCATAAATAACCAGGATTATGCTACAAATGTAGCTAACTATCGTTTGAGCGCAACCGACTCGCCAAGAGACCAAATAACCCTCCAAACAACAGAAGCGTATGACCCAAAGTGGACAGTTGGTCTTGGCGACACGGTTCTGGTTGACTGGCCCAGGTTGGCACTACACAACACGGAAATGCGTGTAAAGAAACTGTCTTACAAGTGGGATACTGGCGGCGAAGTAATAAATATGGACCTGGGTGAAAAGGGGCGCAACATAACTCGAGCTATGGCTGGCACGAATCCTGGCATTAGGCAAGAAGTAGAGCACAACGCGCGGCACCCGCAAGGGGCGACTAATATATGGCAGATATCAAAAACGGAAAATTGTGACCAAAACTATCCTTTAATAATACCATTTTATATACCACCAGAAGTTAAAAAAATAAATAAAGCAAAGATTAATATAAGGAGCAATGGTATAAAGGTATACCAAAATTATGAATCAGTTGGTGACTTTATTCCTTTCTATAGAATAAATAATTATTACGTATATCCTGGAATGAGAAATTATATTACTAAAAGTTTTACTAACGCTCCTTGGTTTGGATTGCATAAACCACAAAATGTTATGGTCTTGGAAGAAGAAACCGGATATGGAGAAGTATTTAGAGCCGTTGGTGGTAAGGGAACTTGCGGATGGGCAATCCAAATGCACCTAAGACCACATTCTTGGGTAGATTGCGATACATTAAACGAAACAGATTTCACTGGATATACCGTTGCTTTGAAGCAAGGAGCTAATAACTTATATTTAAACGATAGTGAAAGAACTACTCCATTAAGACATATAATTGATGATGGTCATAGTAATTGGCATACATTTATGTATTACATACCCAGAAATTCAACCCTTGGGGATCCAACTGATGGCGTTTCATGGATATTCTATCCCAACGCAAGGAATGACTCTTATAGTACGTGGGATTATTATTGGGAAATATGGGATATAAATCAGCCAGCTTCCAATATAAATATAGAAACGGGTATATACGAAGATACATACGATAGATTATCAGTAACTGTATATATAAAGCAAAAAACAGATGGGGCTTATCAAAAAATATGGCGAGGCAGCGTAACTACTTCTTCACCACTAACTATGACAGATATATCATTCACCGAATATGTTACATCTGGAACTTGGCACTATCTCAAGGCAGAGTTTAGCGACAAATGCCAAGGAGAAATGGAAGGATATATAGAAGGATATGTACAAAGCAGATGATAAGTTATGGCTCTAAAATCACCACATCATCATAACCCAATAAACTGGTACGGAACAGACGCCTGGATCCCCTACGCCTGGGATGAGACATCTGGCACCACTGATTGGACCTGCTTCGATTCTGCTGGCGACTCCTGCAAGGAACATTATGTAATAGCAGGCTCAGGGTACGGTATCCCAGTTTCCAGCATATCTATAGGGTGCTCCCTATATCAATCTGGGGTTGGGGCTGGCAACGGGGCAGTAATAGCTGGCGTATACATAGATGGTGCTTGGGCAGGCTCATCAACCAAGGTGAAAGGCAACGGATTCTCTTTTGTGGGTTTCCAAGATGACCCCGCAGCATCCATAAATACCTGGAGCAGCCCATCTTCTCACACCATATCATTCAGGATAAAGGTGTCTGGTACAACCAAGGGCGTCACACAACTATATGACTTTTATGTAAAGGGGCGATAAGGAGAACGAGCAACAATGACAAACCTTAAAATTGAATGGGGCACTTGGACTGAGGTAACTACAACTTGGACCAGCAAGACCTTTGCCCAAACCTATACCAATCCAAGAGTTGTGATATCAACAGAATATAATTACACGGGGCAAACCGAAAACACCATAGAAGGCGAAATTAAGAATATTACCACTACTGGATGCGAAGTTCGCTTCAGGGTCGTAACCGAATCTGGAACCAATACTGACCCAGAAGAATGCACTATTCATTACATAGTTGCTGAGGATACGGGCGAAGAAACAGATTATACATTGCCCAACACATCAATAAAGGTACAGGTCGGACAGATAGAAGATACAGATGTAGATAGTAAGAGTAACTGGAGCACCGATGGTAACGTTACACTTATACCAGAATTCTCTGGAACACCAGTAGCCTTCTGTTCTAGAACAAGTCACAATAATGCAGGCTGGGTGACTACTTGGGTTTGTGAAACTGGTACTCAGGGAGACCCGATATACGTCCCTGATGGAACCTGCCACATACACTTCACTGACTGTGAGGTTCCCACAGGCGATTTCAGTTCTGGTGAAACCATTGATTACATTATAGTTGAGCAGTCATCCAATTTTTCTATGGATATGTCTGACGATGATAGCACTCAAGTTACAATAGTGTTATCCTCTGATAATATTCTAGGTTTAGGAAACTCTGCAGATGGATACAACATTGCGCATTCACTTTCGACCACTCCTGCCGTCTTCGTAGTTTTTCAGCAAGCTATGGATGGTGGAGATGGAGGATATGCATTTTCTAAAACTGCAGATGGAACCAACGTCAAGGTTTGGTCGCTAGAAGACCAAAACGACTCTGAAAGGAACCATACCTCGGAACAAGTGGCAATATTCTCTTTCGAGGACTCGGGATACTATGACCCCAATCCGCCCACTCCTAGCCCCACGGGAAATTTCTATGGTATATATGCGAGGAGGCACTGACACATATGGTTGTTTACGTTAGGAGGGCAGCTAGTGCTGGCGGAGGAGGAGTAGAGTTTACAGAGCGAGACGAAGCCAACGAAACCGGACACGATATACGGCGGACAAACGAGCTTGTAGAGGCATCCCCTGGTGCTGGTTGGTACACTATGAGAACAATGTACATAAATAATGTTGGTATTACTGGCACATTTGATTTAACAATTTCTATGGAATGTAAATCAGATGACTCGCAAAGTGATTTCCAAATATGGAGAAACAGCGGAGCCGTAGGTACATTAAGAACACCAGGAGGGGCATATGTAACATACAAAGAAACAATAAGCGGCTGGTCAGAAGAAGATAATATAAACTTCAGATTCTACGCTAACGATAACTATGCAAGCGGCTGGCTAAGGAACTGCTGGGTATACAACGTTATCATAGAAGAAGATTCTGGTGATCCTGGAGTATTAGAGGTGACATTTGAAACATGAAGTTTAAAGTTTTCGAGTTCTTCATAAGCGACAAGGAAAAATACAAGACCCTATCCAATTCTGCTGTTTCTATGAGTATAGGAGAAGATAATTGGGTACAAGTTATGGTTCGCTCCTCAACACTAAATAAATTTATTGGTTCATCAATAGATTTATTAGCAAAGGATAAAGATAATTATATAGAATACGATTACGAATGGGTTCCACCAGAAATCGGTATTCCCCTACCGGAGAGGAAATTATGGTCTTCAAAATAGGAACATTCGATATTGAGAACGCAATTGGGCACAACGCCCGCACGAAAAGAGTTGGTACTAACTATCTAAATATTACTGGTGACTATGCCAAAGGGGAAACAGGCGCCTACAACTTCATACAGTCCCTCACCGACGAATTCAAGTGGGCTGGTCGCTACGCCAAGTTCGTCATACCTGGGGGCTCTGCAGACAACGTGCAGGACTACTCCCCCGACAGCTCCGTGTTAAGATATGTTTCATCTGGCGGCGGAGCAGGCAACGATGTATCTGGCTGGTATTGCGTAGATGACTATAACTACAACATGCGCCCAGGCTACGTGGATCACGTCTCTTTTTGGATCCGCTTAACCAGGGTCCACCAATAAAAATTAAAGAGAAACTTTTATAAGACGAGGAAACAAGCAAAATCATACCACAGGGATACTATGGTAGATCTTTCTAGACTTAAAGAGCTAACCACAGAGTTAGCCATACAGGTACGAATTTTGGGCGAGCATACAGAACTAATAGAGCTTCTCGAGTTAATATTCGACAATATTCAATCAATTATATTTATTATAGATAATAACGATAACATTGTTTCTATGAATAACGCAGCCAGTGTGCATGCGTCTGAATGCGGCGCCAATATAGAAGTAGGCGACAAATGGTACAAGATGTGGAAGCTATCAGATCCCCCTCCAATATATCCTTCCAAGAGAGCCATAGAAACAAGAAGAATATTAACATCCATACAGAAGTCTCCAGTAAGCGACAAAACATTCTTCGTAACCGTCATACCACTAATATACAATGGTGTTTCTGGCACAATAAACATTTGTGAGGAGGTCACCGATGCCTGAAAATAACAATTTCACGATCAAAACAGCCGAGTGGAGGGGCTATACTCTCAAGGCGCTAGAGGATATAGACAAAGATCTTGTAGAAATAAAGGGAGAAATAAAAACCATAAATAGCAGGGTTACCAATATGGAGATAAAAATGGCTAGCATCGGGGGAATAGTTTCTTTGTTGGTAACTATATTAGTTAATATTATTTTTTAAAAAGCAAAGATTTATAAGCAATGAAAACAAATAGGATATGGTAAATATGTTTGATTATATTGGTCTCTTCGTTAATCTCCTGGTTGGAGTGCTGGGTGGCGCCGCTTGGTGCCTCGTGGCACAGAAAGCCTGGGGAGAGAGCTACGAGTGGATAAGGAGAGTAGCACTAGGTGCAATAGTTGGACTGTTCCTGTTCCTGGTAGGTAAGATGGCTATCTCTGGCGGGGATGATGCCCTGCTAGTAATATCTGTCAGTTACCTAGCAGTTGATTGGTTCACAGCTCTGACGCTAAAAGTTGGTGAGTAAACTTGGTAATATACGACGCAGTGACCAGTTCCCACGGGACAGCAACGGTGAGTGAATCCCACAAATTTCCAATTCTTACGCTGGATCCGCTCAACATTTCTGGGGATGCTCCGCTGGCTGGGACTTTCAATGGTACTCTAAGAGACCCTGACAGTTCTGAGGGACTACCCGACAGAATAATTGAATTCTACATAGACGACGTTAAGGTAAAGGAAACCCTAACCCTTAGCGACGGCAGCTTTAGCATAGGACACACGTTCAACAGCGCTGGGGCATTCGACTACTACGCAGCCTTTCCTGGCGACTCGGGTACAGGTTAGCGCCGCCCATAGAGCCGCCAGTTGAGGCAGGCGGTGGCGCCTACGCCCAAGACGTTTATATTAGCGACGGCGAGGATGCCACAATAGTCGGTATAATATATGCACAGAACCCGCCCGCCGAAGAGACCCGCCTAAGCGGGGTAGACATAAACGTAACTTATAACAGCAACGTCCTTGGATCCACGGTAAGCGGCGACAATGGGGAATTCAGTATAATCATACCCTGGGATACCCTGGTAAGCGCTGGTATAAACGAAGGCATACACACCGTTATGATAAACTGGGGAGACTTCATCTTCGAGGTGTAGTATTGACGCAGTATAAGCTATCCTCTGGGTCACGCCCACTAGATATAACGATATACCCAGCCACTGGTAAAAGCCCCGCCGACTTTATTTTGTCATCAATTAAGTCTGACGGCGGCTACGGACCATACGGAGCAGACTTATCAACATATTACCACGACGGATTCGGCACCCTGGCAGCAGTCCAAACAGGATCCACGCTACCTGATAATATAGTAGAAAAGATAAAATCCTGGTCTCCACAGGCACATTCTTTTCCAGAGAGAGATAATCATTTAATGGCATATCTATCAGTAATAGCTCTTAAGTCGCTCGGGATAACTTATACTGAGAAAGCATCATATCTGGATAGCATAGGTGGCGGCACATCTGGAAGCACTATGGAGCCCTCTGCTGGTCCAACTATGGCTAGCCACTACTTCAGAGTTATGGGGCTCCACGAACTAGGATTACAACCAATGACAAGTCCCACTATAGAGGAAACAATCCAAGCAGTATTGTATGGATCTTCCCAACTCGAGCCAAACCAAAATGATGATGGCGGATTTGAGAGGGATCCCGTCGGGACAACCCTTTTCGAGAAAGTAGATGATGTACATAACAGATCAGTAGGATTTTTTGAGCAGAGAAGCAGCATATGGAGAACCCATCACGCCATACGAATATTACAGGTTCTAGCCCCAGGGGAACATCAGGACGTTATAAACTATGGAATAGAGTATATACTAAATTCACAAAATTCAGATGGCGGCTGGGGTTACGATGCTGGAATGAGCAGCACAATGCGGGGCACTTGGCACGCTATAGATGCGCTCATAGAATCTGGGGTAAATGTTCCGTCAAACGTCGGATCATTTGTTATGTCTTGCCAGCAATACGATGGCGGATTTGGCGGTAGAG